GGCAGTGCCCTTCTTATCATATCGTGACGCATACTTGAGGATGTTGCTGCGACAGAATGCCTCACCATCACCACAAGCTTCGATAAGATCAAGAGTCTGAATCTTATCATCACCAGCAGAATAGTGCTGTTGATATGTTCCTGAAATGTAATCTGAAAGTTCTTTGAGGATTTCTGCCTCACTATATTTGTATCGGTTGGAGTCTTTATTCATAGTAGGGTTGTTAATCAAGAATTCATAATCACTATGCCCCCACGGGCGAATACCATCGTCAGTTGGTAGTTCAGTGTAATCTGGATATGGATATTCATCCAATCCATAATCCATAGTTGTTTTTTGTGAGACTGTAATCTCAGGATATGGGTATTCATCCATGTTCAATTCATCGTATAGGAGAGACCACGAGTTAACCATAATTATATCAGGATAACTCGTTTACGTCAAGGTTGAAGTCAGCATCGACCTTATCATACAGTTCCATGAAGGCACTCTTGGTATGATCATCGAAGCGGTTGAGGCACATCTCCAGTGCTTTCTGCTTGTCGTTAAAGATTGCATATGCACGGATGATATGAACCAGACGACGAGTGCTGACAATCTCCTCCAGCGTTCCGTCACAAGCAAAGAAGGTTTTACGAATAACGTCTGCCCAGTCAACTAAACGCTTACAGAAGTCTTCGTTGTCAACACCGAGTTCATTTGCCGTGTTCTGAAGAATCACCATCTCAATGGCAGCACTGGGATATGCCTGCTCAAAGGTCACAGGGAAACGCTCAAGAAACGCTTCATTCAGAACATTAGTACCGATAAAACGTCCATCATCAGAACCCTTACCCTTAGTGTTGGCAGTAGCAATGACATTGAATCCATTGGCAGGTTGCACAAACCGACCAATCTTCTTTAGGAAGACTCCCTTACCTTCTAAGATGGACTGAAGGCAAAGAATCTTATTAGATGCAAGGTCCACCTCATCCAGAAGCAGTATTGCTCCGCGCTCCAACGCTTCAATAACTGGTCCGTTGTGCCATACTGTTCCGCCATTAACAAGGCGGAACCCACCAATAAGGTCGTCTTCATCAGTTTCGATTGTGATATTTACACGAATTAGTTCCCTACCCAGTTGAGCACATGCTTGCTCCACAGAGAAGGTTTTTCCATTACCAGAGAGTCCAGTAATGAATGCAGGATAGAATAGTTTGGATTGGATGATTTTTTTGAGATCACGGAATCCGCCAAAAGGAACAAAGTTGGAATCTTTCTCTGGAATCAAGTTCTGTTCAACCGCTGGCATTGCGGGAGGAGCATTGAAAGTCTTCTCAATAGTCTCGACAGTACCACGAGCAATTTCAAGATTCCAACGACCACGAGAGGTCTTATATTCTTCCAGGCGGCGAGTTACAGTCTGATATACCACATCGTTCATGGCACAGTATGCCCGAACATCAGAAGCAGTGATTTCAGGACCATAGGTTTCTTTTAGAGAGTTGATCAGTTGATCGTTGGTCATCGAAAGCATTGTTTGTTGGATCGCTTGTGAATAGTATAAGGGATGCCTAGGGTCTCGTCAGAGACCCTTGTGACAGTTATTCAAGTGGTCATGCGACAAGTTGAATAAAATCAGACAAGATTTTTTTATTTAGTTTTTTGTTCTTCAAACTCTTGATGAATGCATTCTTGATTTGACTCTTAGTAGCATTATCTTGAACTACAAACTCATCGTCCTGAGATAGAGCAGTTGAAGAGAGACCAAAGTATGCATCATATCCACTACTCTTGATATTCATAGTTTTAGTCTTCTTCCAGACAGACATGAGTTTATCATACTCATCACCAAAGTACCCAGTATACTTGCGGATGAATCCACCACTATCACGAGGAGCAAGAACTCGAATACCAATCAAGTTCATCTGTGGGAAGTTGTCTTTCAGATTGCGGAGAAGAATGTCTGTATTGTCACCTAGTCCAGTATTCATATTGTAATTTTTACCGGTCTTACGATCACGAAAGACAATATTATCCTGCGACTCTGCACCACGAAGACCAAGAGATGGTTCCTCCTCCCAGTGACGATAGAACATAGTATGGTAGCGCATTCCATATCCCTCACCATCGGTAAGGATTACACACTGAACCTTCTCAACATTGTTGTCTTTTTTGAATTGAGGAATAATCTGGTACAAAGCGAGAATTGCTTCATTCAAAGGAGTTCCAGAAAGAGAAAGTCCCACAGGAATATCATGATGACTATAATTTGATTTAGTATATCGAGAAGCAACTCTCCAAATGTTAATCATTTGCTTTTCCAACTGACGAGTCGATACCTTGCTCGTAAACAGATTCATCAAAGACACATGTTCTTGGATATAGATATTGCCTTCTTTTTTTTCGTAGGAGAGTTGATACATATTCTCCTTAGGGTAATCAGCGGTAAACGCATACACCTCAAAAGGAATACCAACCTTCTTACAGAACCACATCAAATTGTACAATTGCTTCATGGTGTCCAATAGGACATTACCCATTGAACCAGACCAATCCAAAACAAAAACTAGACCATGGTTTTTTCCTTCAGGAAGAATAGTCACCTTCTTAAACAGATCCTCGTTGTACTTGTAAGTGTGTAGTTTGGAACAATCCAGGACTCCAGTACGAGAGGTAGTTGCACGAGAATATGCGGTAGCAGACTTCTTGCATTCAAATTCCTTGACCATGTAGTTTACTTCTACCTGTGCATCTTTCTTAAACTTTATGTAATCCAGATCACCATTAGCAAAGATGTCATATTCCATATCTGGATACAATTCATCAATATGAGACTGTCGCTCTTCCCAATACTGTTCACAACCCTCATGGATTTTTTGATTAGGAATAATCAGACGATCTAAGAACATCTTTGGACGTTCAATGTAAATATTCTCAACAGCGTTGGGATTGTTGAGTTTTTTCAGTGCTTCTTCTAGGGACTCAGTTGTGTGGGATCCTGCTGGTGATGGTTGAGGTTGAACCTCCTCCTCATCTTCATCATCCTCAATTTGGTCTATAGAAGATGCAGCACCACCATACGATTCACCAGATTCTGGTTCCGTAGATTCATCTTCATCACTCTCTCCACTTCCTTGAGATTGATCAGCATCAGGACTGCCATTACTCGGCATAGGAACCTCATTCGTCTGCTCCTCCACTTCATTCATACACTCGGTATAAACGATCTCAGAGACCCTCAGAACGTCCTCAAAGGTCTCACAATCAGAGATCTGACGGAGAATAGTCTTCTCATGATTAGTAAATTCAATGGAAACAAATGCACCAATCTTGAAATGTAGATTAATACGATCAGCGAAACTCATTCCATTGACATCTATGTCCTTGATGGCAAAGAAGTCCATGTCAGAAAGTTCATGATATGCCTTGTAGAAATCTTTACTAAGACCACCATATCTCTGCTTAACCTTCCTCTCAATGCGGACATCCTCTATGATGTTCACAATGACTGGAGTGGTATTATATTGACCTAACCAGTTCATATTGGGAGTGTACAGGGCATGTCCAACCTCATGTCCCACCAGCATGTCATAGACAGCGTTACTCGCATTTTCCCACATGGGAAGAATAAGGACGCGAGTATGGACATTGAACTGTGCAGTCTCTACCTTCTTATGCTCAACAGCGATGTCCTCGGTGGCAAGCAGACGGGCGAGAGTGCCTTTGATTTCAAACTTGACAGACATTGGTTTGTTCCGAATGACCATATAATACAAAAGAACCCCGCCTTTGGGGCGAGGTCTTGTGACGCTTCTTGAATTGGCGCAGTGCTTCACGTCGGGCACGCAGCGCCTGTGGTTTGAGTTTTCTCTTCTGGTCTTTACCAGAATTGTGTTGCCAGTTTGGAGTGGTCATGGCACAATGCGACTGAATCCCTTGAACTTCTCGAATTTTATCACATTATCGAACTTATCGTGAAGATCGGTCTTGTGTGAGATGATGAATGTGTTACTATCTTCGATGACGTACTTGACGATCTTAAGGAACTCTTCTACTCCAAACCCATCAAGAGAACTATCAAAAATTTCATCCATGATGAGTAGGTTTGTATTTGTAGAGTTTTTAAACTTTGCAACTTCTCTCCATGTGAACAGAAGTGCCAGGTCAATTCTTTGTCTTTCTCCTTCACTGAAAGAAGTATATGAAAAATTTTCGTGGATAGGAGATTGAATCGATTCATTAAACTCTTCATCAAGAGTAAAATTAATGTAGAAGTCCATCATTTGCAGGTATCTATTCACCTGTTTGTTAATCAACGGAAGATACTTCTGTATAATTTTGGACTTCACACCTGAGTCTTTTAGAAGACTCTGAGTAAAATCGTAGTATGCAATTGTTTCTTTTTTCTCAGAAAGATTAGTATCGGAATTTTCTAGATCTTCCTGGAACTTGGTTAACTTCTCATACTCAGTACTTGAATTCTGTAGTTGGTCGGTAATTCTTTGAATTTCCGATTCAAGATCTTGGATTCTTCTCTGATGTGAAGCGATCCGAGTATTGTTTTGAGAAATGCCATGCGTTAGTTTTGTGATCTCCTTCGAAAGAATATTGAATTGACGTTCTCGCTCTTTTTCGAACTTAATTGTTTCTTCAAGTTTCACATAACCATCTTTTAGTTCCTTTGCTCTATTTTGAACGTCACTAATTCTATTTACACGAAACTCTTCTTCTATGTCTTGATGACAAGTAGGGCATACCGTATTTTCAGTGAAAAACTTATGCTCTTCAGTAATAGTAGTTACTTTTTGAGTAATCTGACCCTTAAGTGTGTTTAGTTTTGATAACTTATCTGCTGCACCAATTACTTTCTCTTGTTCTTTAGTGCGAGATTCGATATTTACCTGGGTCTTGGAATTTTGATCCATATACTCAGAAACTTCTTCCATCAAAGTGGTAATCGATCCCTTCTTTGTTGTGATATCTTCTTTACTGCGACTCTCAATCTCTTGAATAAAATCGTTTTGCATTCTGACTTTATCTTGAAGAGATTCTTTCTTTAGAGTAAGTGTTCTAACATCGTCTCTTATTGAACGAATCTTTTCCTTCACAATATTAGTCATTGAAGAAAAGATTTTAATATCCAATAAATCTTCAATAACTTCTCTTCTATTGGTAGCACTCAGTTGCATAAATGGAACGAAGTTACTACTTCCCAGAATCACAATCTGAGTGAATGATTTGAAATTCATCTTCAAAACACTTTGTTCAAACCATTTCTGTTGTTCAGATGAAGAAGCATCCTGATTGAACAACTCACCATTCTTATAGATTTCAAAGATGGATGGTTTGATTCCTCTACGAATTTTAAATTCACTACTAGAAATCTTAAACTCAATCTCAACTAAACAATCCTTTTCATTGATTGAATTAGTTAGTTGTGGTTTGTTAATATTTCTGAAAGACTTTCCAAACAAAACAAAAGTAAGGGCATCAAAAATGGTGCTCTTACCTGCTCCGTTATTACCGATGATTAGAGTATTTTCAGTTTTAGTGAAGTTTACTTCTGTAAAATGGTTCCCGGTACTTAAAAAATTCTTCCACCTAATTGTTTCAAATAAAATCATTTTTTAAAATATCCTTTGGAGGAATCACAATGTCATTTTTGGTAATAATCATGTACATGTAACCGAAGTTGTCACACGTTTTAATTATAGCATTATCGTCAACTTCAACCGCAGTCATTTCTGGATACTCATGATTATTTTCCAACATCAAACCAAATCTAGTAGCATCATCTTGTTCTTCAAACAAATAAAGAACTTGATCACCTTTTTCATTTGACGCTGAATATGCACCATTCTCTTCTTTTCCTAAAACTGCTAATATATACATGTTACAGTATTTCGCACGCTTCTTGATAGATTTCCTTGACCATGGATTGAACTTTTGACTTATCCATTCCAAAATCAGATTCTTGTATGTATCTATTCAGGATGGAAAGTGTATCTTCAGATTCTAAAGTTTCTTCATCTTCTATATCATCAATATCAACAAAATTGAAGTTTTCTACAATTTTAATCTCTTCTACGTCAGAAGCATATAACTTATCTAAGAACTTATCAAACTGCTTAGCATTGGTTTTTTTCTTGACAATAACTTTTACAATCTTATTCTTATACTTTGTAGTATCAAATAATTTGTAATTTGTATCTTCATAGTAGATATTAAAGAATAGACGGTGAGGATTATCTATGTGTGTAATCTCTAGAGTTTCAGTATCAAATATTGTAAATCCACGAGGATCATCAACATCAGACCAGAACATTTCGTATGGATTTCCTAGATAAAATATCCGCCCATCAGTCGATCTAGTGTGATAGTGACCGGAGAAGACATGGGAGAACTTCTCAAATAGTTTGCCGTCCAAACCATGCTCCATGATGATTTGTCGATTAACTCTAAATCCTGAGAGTTCAAGGTGCCCCATCGCGACCTTGCAAGTTGTCTTTTTAATACTTTTGAAAGTTTCATCTTGATTATCCTGATTAATCCAAGGTAAGAACAAGATGTCTAATCCACCAATATTGACTTCTTTTGCTTCTCCGTAAGTTTTGATATTGTTATACGTTTGAAGTAGTAAGTCTGGTGAGTTTATGTCATTCGTGTTCTTGTAATATGTATCATGATTACCCACAATCATATGAACATCATAAGATTTCAAACGATCAAATACAACTCTCTTTGACCACTCAAGACTTTGATAATCAATTGATTTTCTACTATCAAAGGTATCTCCCATGTGAATGACAGTAGTGATACCCTCCTTTTCTAAGGTTGGGAAAAATACATCATCATAAAAAAGTTCGAAGTAATCATGAATAAATTTTGAACCCTTTCTTGCCCCATAATGTGTATCAGTAATGATCGCAACCTTCATTGATTTCTCAACTTCGAGTGCACCGCATCTTTAATTGAATTATAGTCACTATAGTTTTCTCCATCGATCATAGTACTTCCATCTGAGAATACTTCATCAAAACCAGTCTTTTCTAAGATCTTATTCTTAATCTCCAATTGTCTCTTTTCTTTCTGGATCCTACGTAAAAATGCATAATGAATGATCTGAGTAAAATATGCAAAAGGATTGGAGGACTTTTTAGGATCGAAATTGTGAATATACTGAACACAATTTTCAATACCATCAGAAATCATATCATCTTTAAAGATATAATTAACAAAGTTTGGTTTGAATGAGAGGTGAGTTGCAATCTTAAGAAAGCACTCTCCAACGTAATTAGAAATTTGTGGTTTTGGATCTCCACGTTGTTCAGCAATTACTATACGTTGTCTATAATCAATAAGTGCTTCTAGGAACTCTTTGTTGTTAACATAGTGTACTGACCTTTTCCTTTTTGTCATTGTTGTGCCTATTGCCATATCTTATTTGTTCATTATGTATACATTATATCATGATTCTACAATAAATCAAGACTTGACAAGACCTAGTGAAATGCTTTACAATATCTTTGTTAAGGTTCACAGGGTGGGTTGTAGCCTTTAAAGCTCTCTTTGTTCTGTAGAGTTTTTGAAGATCTTTTCTAAGATCTCTTTAGCATCATTTACAGAAGACAAGTATCCCATCTCTTTAGTATTCATATTTCTACCTCTAGTTTTTTTAGAGTCCTTCTGTCTTACATAAGACTGATAGATATAAATCATTTCAACATCCTTCGATTCAGACATTGTAAGAACCTCACATAGGTTAATAGCAAACATATCATCACTAGATGTCTTTAACCAAGGTTCAATTCGATATCCCATAGGATTACCTCTTTTACTAGTTGCTTCACTTATGGTAATTGGATTACTTAGTAGCAAGATAGTTTTATTTTCTTCTATCGATGGGAGAACTTTTGAAAAAATCTCTTCACCATTTTTAAATTTGATTGTTGCAAAAAAGTCTTCTTCTAACATATATTACTTTAGATTTACAGTTACTATGTCGTAATTAAAACTTTCCTCATTGTAGATTTTTACTCTTTCAATGAAGTGATTTAATGTATAGTTTTTTCTTGAGTTGTACGTGCAGTCATCTGCAATATCATACAATGTTGCTTTGTCTTTATCTTTTGCTTTTCTTAGAACTCTACCTATCGATTGTAGGTTACGTATTCTTGATTTACTTGGAGACGCAAAGATCACATTATGTAAGTTCTTAATATTAATACCAGTAGAGAATACACCGTAAGAAGCAACAATAACTGCATCCTTTTCTGATTCGGTAATCGCTCTAATTCTTTCTCTCTCGTTCGTGTCTACTCCACCATGAACGAAGAATACCTTTCTACCTTCACTTACATTGCTATTTATTAAATTAAATAATGGTTCACCATGTGCCTCGATTCGTGAAAACAGTACAAGAGTGTTTCCATCAAGTTTTGAAACCAAGTTTTTAATGAAGTTATTTCGTTTATCATGTGATATAATAAACTGAACCTCATCTTCAAAAACTTCAAACTTTTGAGGAGGATGTTTTAGAACTATACAGTTAATATCTAACTGAGAAACGTGTCCAGTCTTCATTAGTTCTGCAGTTTTAGTAACTTTGTATGATGGACCAAAAAGTCCTTCTAACACCCACTTATGAGTTTGTGTTCCATCTAAAGTTCCAGTAAACCCAAATCTATACTTGGCATGATGCAATTTGGACATAATTGATATCAAGGACTTACTTTTGAACTGGTGTGCTTCATCACCAATAACAACACCAAATTGCTCGAAGAATTTTCTGTCTAATTTATAAATTGATTGCCAAGTTGTAATAGTAACTGGTAAGTCATGATACTTTTCTCTTCCACTATAAATCTTGTGACAGTATGAATCTGAATCCCAACCATAATCCAAAAAATCTTTATACATCTGTTCTACAAGAGATGTCGTCGGAACAACTAGAAGAATTTTTTTACCTTTATCCACATAGTATCGCACAATTGAATAAATCATCAATGATTTACCAGATGCAGTTGGACTTATCAATAATCTTCTGTTATACTTTAGAGCGTCACTTACTCCCTCAATTTGATATGAACGTGGAGTAAATGTACAGATCGATGCCATATAATCTTTGACACCTTCTTTTGTTATCTCCTCATTGATTTCAAATGGGAGACCATAATACTTATTATTTTCAAACTCGTAAGTATATCCGTGTAATTTTAATTTGTCAATTATTTTATCTAACAGTCCTACGTATATCTCTCCAGTATGAACTGAAAGTAATCTTATTTGTCCATCCCAATGCTTGCTTCGCATTTGGGGCATGAACTTTGCACCCGGAACTTCAAACGTAAAATATCTTTGTAACTCATAAAGAATATGTGGTTCACATTTTAATTTAATATAAATCTCATTCTTCTTCAGTATCTTAACGTCACTCATAGAATCATAAAATTCTAAGAATATTTAGTACTACTTATGAAACTGATAATCTAAAATTATTCTGTATAGAGAGTCTCTCATATACCACAAATGTTCTTGTTCTTCTGCAGGTCTAGCGGGAGAACCTTCCCAGTGTTCAATTCTTTTTAATACACAATAGTGCAAAAGACGAATGTCTTGTATTCTCATATCAATTTGATAATCTGGATATTGTTCTTCAAAGTCTTCCATCATCCCAATCCAGACTGGAACTTCATGAATTCAATTGAATTGGTAATATGATAAGAGCGATTGTGAATCATCTTTAGAATATCTTGTAAGAACTTTAGAATCGTATCATAATATTCAACCTTCATTTTAGCATTGGATAGATTTTCATCAGCATCCAGATACTTCGTCATTGTTTCTTTATCACGAATCTTTTTAGGAAAGGGATTTTCTTGATATACATCTGGATCCGCTTTACCAGAAAAGTATTCGTAACGATTATGTCTTATATTTTTTGTCTGCTGTTCTGCCTTCGCTTTCAATAAAATTATATTATTGAAGATGTCATAGTACTTTGCGTGAAGAACTGGAATTTTTAGGGACTCTTGGTGAAGATTATCTGGATCAATTTGTGAGTCAATATTCCACATCTTTTGGATTTCTTCTAGACTAATCATAATAACGTTTTATTTTATATTATAGCATCAATCAACTCTATATTCTATTGGATGTAGAGGTTGTCCATTGGGACCTACAATATTATACATCGTATACTTGAATGAAACCTCTGCAGTCATATATTGAATATCATTGTCAGTTGCATCAAACTGTAATGTTGATAGTTGGTATGGGAACAAATCTTTGAATATAACCTGCCAATTTGTTCTCTGATTACTACTCAAAACTATTAGTGTTCCATCAGAAAAAATGTTATGGATTCTATCATCCGAGTTATCAACTTTTCCATAATAATCTTGGAACTGTAAATTATAAATTTCTTTTAAATCTTCTGGGAATCCAATACCACGAATCCAATTTTGGATTTCCATAAAGTTATTTAGATCTTCATCAACCATGAATCTAATAGTAAAATCACCAAAATTAATGTTAGTTCCTGGTTCGGGAATCTGTCTGGTATACGTTGGTTGTGAAGTTACACCCAATGTTAAGTCTGGAATATTCGCAGCATTGGCAAAGAACGCAGCCTTGGGTGATCTTGATAGGGTAAATTTGAACCCTACAGGACTTAAGAAGTTCCTATTTGTAATCTGCTGAGACAACATTGGTTTTATTCTTTTATACGACTATTTAGAGTTTACCTATGCTCTTTGTAGTGTCTGATGCGGTGACAGTTGGAGCACAGCATGACACATTTCTTTGCCTCTTCCATAATCGTGTCTATGTTGCCGTCCAATCTTGGGGCGATTTCAAACTTCTTTTCTAAAGGATTTACATGGTGAAAGTCATAACAACAATGTGGAAATGTGTTACCACAATCATGACACTTATCACCAAAGTGCTCAACAACAATTGCTTTTCTTTCATCTCTACGGCGCATAACATATTGCTTATGCTTCTCCTTATTGCGAGTTCCTCCCTTGTTCTTATAATGGGTTCCAATGGTTGGGTCACTAGGTCTAGGCATTAGTCACAACGTATATTTAACAAAATTATTTATAAAAAAAGAGACCTCCGAAGAGGTCTCTGGGTAAATGTGAACAGAGATCACATTAGATTTTTCACTTGGACTCTTCTGTAGTAACGGTTTGCGTTAGTTGTAAGAGCGCCGAGACCCTGGTTAGATACATTTCCTTCTGCGAAGGGGTTAGCAACTAGACCATAACGGGTCTTGAATCCGATCTTGGGTTGGAAGGTGTCCTCACCAACTGCACGGACCATTTGGAGGGGTACATATGGGCAGTAGAATAGACCTGCGTCATATGGGGAAGAACCCTTATAACCTACAACGTAGTACTGCTGAGCAGCAACGTTTGCAGAATATGGATCGATATATACGCGGAACTTACCAAGCAGGGTACCTGCAAAGGTGTTACCAGCGTCATCAACGTTGAGGTTAGCGTTGAGTGCGGGGGTGTAGTCTAGTACTCCAGCCATTGCTAGTGCAGATGCTACGTCTGCGGAGCACATGATTACGTTACCCTTTCCTCTACGAGTTCTTTGTGCGATTGCGTTTGCATCGCGCTCGATTTGGAAGAGTAGACCCTTGAATTTCTCAACAGACCAACGACCGTTGCTGTCGATGTCTAGGTCGAATACACCAGCGGTTGCGGTGTTTGCAGCAGCACCCTGTTCAGCGGTCTTGTAGATGGTTCTGATGACTTCGCGGTTGATTTCAGCAAGAATCTCAGTAGAGAGAATGTTTGCTAGTTCCGCTTCAGCGTTCAGACCGTGGATCGCCTTGAGGTCTTGTGCTAGTTCTAGTGAGTACTCAGCTTTGAGTGCTCTGGACTTCGCTTCGACGAGGACTTTCTCGATAGAGAATGCCATCTCGTTGAACTGGTTACCAGTTCCGTTACCGAGGTTCTCAGAGTCACCAGTCTTCATACCCTGACCGACGTTATAATCGGTTTGGGATGCAGAAGCTGTTGGGTTGAGTAGACCAGGGTTGGAACCGTTCTGGGAAGTAGTTCCCATACCAGCGACACCGTTGGTGAAACCACCTTCAAGGTTCAGACCATCGTCCTGACCTGCGAATGCGGTATCTGCTTCGTCGAATAGTGCTTCACTACCATTCTGGTTCTGATAGCGGGAGCGCATTGCAAAGATTAGTCCAGTAGGACCGCTCATTGGTTGTACGCCTGCTAGGTCATAAGCGACCAGGTTGGGCATGGAGCGTCTGATCAAGGAGATCAGAACGGGGTCGAAACCAGCAACAGGACCACCTGCTGCTGCGTCTCCACCAAATCCACCACCACCACCAACGCCATTGCCGTTGTTGGTTGGGGTTTCAGTTAAGAATGTCTGTCCACCAGAGAAAGCATTTTGCTCTCTAAGGAATTTTTCTTGGTTTTCTAACAGGACTGCGGTTACAGCTCTACGATGATTGTCTTTGATTTCATCGCAACCCTCATGATTGAGGAGAGGTGCCCACTTTTCCTGCAGTGCTTCTGATTGAAACATTGCTATTACCTATGAATTAAAAGTTGACGTTTGATTTAATATTAAAATCAGTTTTTAGCAACTGATGAAAGTGTTCTGAGGTATGCTGCCATGGTTCCACTATGAGATTCATGAGCAACTTCTTCTCCCTCAGAAAGAGTTTCGGTTGTTGCTGCTGGAGAAACGGACTTTGAAGAGAAATAAGATTCCTTCATCATCTCCATTTTTTCACGATACTGGGTTTCACTTTCAAACTCCACACTTTCGGAAAGTGAGGCGAGCTTTTCTTTCTGGGAGACTGCTAGTCCCTCAGAAACTTCTGCGAAGATTCCGTCTGCAACCGACTCTGAGAGGCGCTTGTTTAGGGAAACATTCTTCTCAATCTGCTCGTTGAGTTTTGTTTCCATGTCATCTAATTTTTCTACCATGCTCTCTAGCACATCATATTTATCTTCAGGGATTGATACATAATGTTCTTCAAAAAGTCCTTTCATGCCAGTCATGAAGGACGTTACCATTTCGGACTTGAGTCCAGACTCGATAGCGAGTTTGTTCTCATCGACCCATTCTTGAGAAACATACTCAAGATAGGAATCGACTCTTTCAGTTAGGGCAGAGGTTGCTTCCTCTACTTCTTCTGCAACAGCCAGTTCCAACTTTGCTTCGTACTGTGACTTAAGACCTTCCTTGATCTCGGACACTTTAGAACGAAGTGCTGCTTCGAAAATGGTGCGTGCTTTTTCTTGGAATTCTTCGGAGAGTTCCTCGCCGGAAAGGAGTGCATTAACATCTTCTTCGATGTCGAATGATTCTTCTTCTACGACTTCTTCTTCAGCAACCACTTCTTCGACTTCTTCAGTCTCTTCGGTTACTTCTGCTTCTTCTTCGGAAACTACCTCTTCGGTGGTCTCTTCTGCTTCTGCAACTACTTCTTCGTCTTCAGCAACTTCCTCTTCTTCCTTCATACCCTTCATGGGTTCCGCAGGCTTAGCGCCTTTGTTAACAACGTCCTTGACTTGCTTTAGACCTGCACCTGCATCCTTCAGTTCCGCAGAACCGTCGTCAGGGCGATAGTTGTCAGGAGTGGGGCCGCCGAGATCCTCGTAGGAGGTGCCATCCAAAGTTTGCATGGGTTCTGCAGGTTTAGCACCCGCATTTACTGCAGTTTTGGATTGCTTAGTGCCTGCCTCCATTTCCTGTAGATTTTTGTCACTAGACATTTGAAACTCTCCGTGATTAACCATTTGTTAATTATATATTTATTTATACAATAATAATTTTATAATGATGACAAGAAGTCATTGAACAAATTAAGTTTATGCTCATCAAGAGTACGCTGCCTAGACAGTTCTTCTACTTGATTCTTAATTTGTTGTGCTTTTCTTTCACGAAGAATACTTCCTTCCCATACCCACTCCTTACCTTCCATGATTCCTTGTACAAAGGCATCAGGTGCAGATGGATCCGCTACAATATCAGCAGCAGTAGCAAGCATGAAGTCTTCACCGACTTCTTTATATCCCCTATCATTCTCTTTTAGTGAACCAATACCACGGGAAGAAACTCCAAGGGTAACTCCATCTTTGAGTAGTGACTCAGCAATCTTACCCATAGGAGTGGAAAGAATTTGTGCCTTACCAACAAAGTTATTGCCAGAACGATACAGTTCAGTAATTTTATGTGAAACACGATCCAAGTTGACAGTTGGACCATCGGGGTGACCCAGCTCTCCTAGGGCACGTCCTTTCTTTACATAATCTTCTGCATATCTCTTGACTTCCCTTTCCATGATACCCATTGGATACATGCGACCATTGCGGTTTACTACTTCCGCTTGGAGGAAAGGTCCTTTGATATACAAAGACTTCTTACCGTTTCTTTCTTCGGTAAGAACCTCAACCTTTTCTATTTCTTCTCTGATTAATTTCATGGTCATCCAGTAAATCCGACTTGTGCCCCAAGAACTGCGGCGTTAGTTGCATACACGCAATGTGTATGATTTTTTTCTAAAATTTCTACGGAATTTGCAGGCATAGTCATGGAACCAATTATAGTTCCCCCCTGCGTCTCAACGACCACCACTCCATAAGCAGTAGAAGAATTATTAACTAAACGTACTGCAGTTGCTTGAGTGAAACTAGTTGCAGTACCAGTTGTAGTTGGTAGTGCTGCTTCAGCACCTAACAATAACGTTCTGTCCATTAGATAGGTAAAAACTCATTAATTACTATTTATTCTTCTTCAGTTTCCAGCTGTTGGGAGAACATGGAAGTAGAGACTTCAGGTCTCATAGCATCAATTTTTTCTGCACCTTTGGTGAATAGAATATTTTTAATTTCATCACTAACATCAGATGCAGTTCCATCTGTTGCAAGTATATCCATCAATTTATCAAGTGATTGTTCAGGCATTGTTTAATTACAAATTGTATGTTTTATTTATTATTTAAACTTCAACGTCGTCGAGACCTGAAGTATCCATTTCGGGTTCAGTTGGAACAGATCCAGAATCACCGTCAATAGAATCTCCTGCAGTTGGAGTCATTGGTTGACCAGTCTCAGGATCAATTGGTGCATTGGGATCTGCAATTATCCCTGCCTCAATTTCTTTTGCAATCAGTCTATCCTGCTCAATAATTTCTTGATCAGTTTGACGTAAAATTTTATTTCTCACATAGTTCTGAGAATAATATTTACCGATGTAAGGTTCTGCAGTTGCTGCCATATTGAGTCTTTCAGTTAGCAGTTCAGCATCCTTGAGTTCGGAGAAGTGATTATCATATAAGAAGTCATATTGAATATGCTCACTCATGGTCTCCCAATCTTCAGGAGTTACAATATTTTTAAGAATTAGTTGTGTTCTGAGTAGATCGTTGAATAAATTTGAGAATCTCTTTCTCAAACGACCAACAAACTTAGAGAACTTAAGTTCATCTCTAAGAATCTCAGAAGAACGACCGAGACTAAACCCACTCTGACCTTCCATTCTGGAAGTTGGAACGTTCAATGAACGATATAGTTTAGATTGGAAATAATTAATATCAGTAATCTCTCCAAGGTTTTGTCCACCAGGAAGAGTTGAAATTTCTGTTCCACGACCACCTTCTCTACGTGGCAACCAGAAATCTTCCAGCATACTCATAAACTTTTTATCGTCACGAACTTCACCAGTGCTTGCATCATAGGTGAGTTTATTGCGATAACGCATCATTACATCACGTAAGTATTGCTCCGCCTTTACTTTTGGTAGATTGCCGACATCAATGTAGAAAATTCTACGTTCAGGTGCGCGGGACATTCTATAGATAACGAGTGAATCCTCAATCATTCTAAGTTGATTGAGTGATTTAATTGCTTTGTGTAGATATGAAAGAACAGTCCCTTTGTTTCTATCTACAAGACCAGAGGTACAGTATGCAATAGAATCTTTGGTGAATCTTACACCTGAAGACTGTGCTGCACTTCTATTTGCTGGATTATACCCACCACCACCATAGGTTTGCTTCTTATTATAAACAAAGTATTCTTCGATCTCTGGAAATCTAAAATCTTCAGGACTTTGTGTTCCTGCAGGAGTTCTAGTTATTAGACCATCTTTTGTATCTTTAATTTGTTGTCTGACATATCGCATCTTCATTGGATCGATATATCTTAACTCTTTAATACCTTCTTCTGCTTTCTTTTCGTCAACTACTTTGTGATAATAGACACGTCCATCAACGTACCAATTCCTATAAATCTCGTGACACTTTTTATCAAAATCAAGTAGTTCTAAAATTCTTTTGAACTCATCTCTAACCATTTTCTTTAAACTATCACTTGCTTTCAAGTTTGATAGTTCAATCTCGACAGGAGAGTCGTTTGAGTCTGAAACAATTGCTTCATTAATAACATCTTCAATAGCACTATCCACCTCTGGATGCAGTGCCATCTCGCGATATCTTTTAATTAGATCGTTTTCTGTCTTGTAGACGCCTTCAATATCTACATAAGAACCAAAAAATCCACTAGTCAAATAGTGGTCAGCCCCGTCCTCATTGTTTTGAGGAACGGGGGAGACGGCACCTTTAGACTTGGGATCTTCGTCTTCAATAGAAAAACCAAAAAGTTTGGCCATAATTAATTAAGTTGTGCTTGGTCTTCTTAGTATTTATCAAGCATTAGTTCCGGGCTTTTCAGGATAGTAGTACTGAATCTGGAACTCGACCGGGAAGTCTTCAATGATATCGGTTGTTTCATAAGAAAGATCAATCTGACCAACACTAGTTGGGAAGATATCTACGAATCTATACTGTGCAATGATATTTGCAGTTCCACCAGAACCTTGAGAAGCAGTTTGCTGTTGGGATGCACTTCTACCCAACTGATACACGGTTGCTTGTCCCATGTAATCATTAGGATCATTCATACCAGCATGGTTCTCATACTGTGCAATATTTTGCATCCATGCTTCGAATGCTCTTCTGTGATTGAAACTTTCATCGTTGATGATAGTAACAGTCCAAGATTCGAAACTTCTATCTCCAGCAACCTTTAGAGTTCTACCTCTGAAAGGAATGTCGATAGGTGAAACGTTTGAGGGGGGTAGTGCTGCTGCCTTGCAGAGGAATCTGAAGTTATCAGAATCAAACTCCCCAGTTCCGTCTCCCTGAATACCGATGTCTACAGCGGCAGGGAAAGTTACAGAGACCTCGAACAGGTTGGGGCGTGATCCGCCACCAACCAGTTTAGATTTAAAAGCAGAAATGCCTCTAGTTGGAATTGTTGCCATTGTTGGAATCCTCCGTTTATGTTAATTTATTATGATCAAACTCTGCCGACTACTTCCTGGAAATCAACTCCAGTTCTAGTAGCAACAAATGTTAGGGTTACATAGTTAATAGACCTCGCTGGCTTCAAGAAGATGTCCGCACGGAATTCGTTATTATCAATTACACTTGGAGTGTTATTAGTTTCATCACAGATTACTCTGAAGTCAAATAGACCACGCTTCGCTTGAACGTCACGTAGGTAAGGTTCAACTACATTGACGAAGTTTGCTCTGGTTACTGCATCGTTGAACTCAAATAGAGTTGAATTTGCAGTTCCACGGAGTGATGCCTCAACAACTAGGAAGAGGCGACGGACGTTGATTCTATCAAATGCAGATGCATAAGATAGTGCAGTCTTATCTCCGAAGAGCATAACACCTACGCCACTTTGATTTACAATTGAATTAATTCTTGCCTCATAGAGAGTGTCTCTTTGATCCTTAGTAGGACTTAGTGCAAGTTTGACAGCATTGTTCAAAATGCCTCTCTGCTCACCTGCTGGAGAGAACCATGGGAAAGCAGTTACTTCAGTTCTTGCCATTAGACCGGCAACGTCTGCGTTACAGGGAACGTATACAAACTTGTTATTAAATCTATCAAATGTATACTTATAACCACTATCAAATACAGCGTAAGATGATGAAGATAGTGGAGCAAAGAACTTAGTAATGTTTGAAACTTGTGTGTCAGAGTTGGTTACGTCAACAACATTTCCTCTATGTGGAGAAATAACTGCAACACAATCCTTTCTTGCATTAGCAATAGAGATTAGTTTGTTTGCCTTTGCTTGAGACTCAAGTTGAGTTGCAAGTCCAGGACCCATGATTAAGAAGTCAATCTTATGCTCTTCAGTGTTATTGAAGAGATCATATCCAGTATTAAGATCACCTAAACTTGCGGTCATTCCACCACTTGCCTCATAATCTTGACCACCAACTAAGGTATAAGTTACTTTACCAATGGAACTATAGATGGAAGATTGTGCATTTGTATCCCAAATTCCTTGTGCAATTGATCTTGGGACAAATCCATTCGCCTGAGTAGTATCAAAGCGAATTGCAAGAGGTTCAGTTCCATTGATTCCATCTACACCAGTAGATAGATTAGCACCACTGAAAATGTATGCAGAATTATCTGCAATATAGTCTTTCCAGTAGATTGAAGTGGGTGCGTTAATTGCAGAAACAGCATCAGTTGCCTTGGAAAGTCCAATATGGGTTTCTAGAATTTCATTCTGAATTCCAGTGACATCACCTTTAGCATCAACAACTACAACATGAATCTCATCGTTAACACCACTTCTATCATTTGCGAAAGTAGTAGTTCTTGGTTTTGATGCAAGTGACTTCCAAAAAACAGTACTTCCACTCAGACCCAGAGTCTGCTCATTGTACCAATCAGCGGTAGTATTTGTCGTGATAGTTTCTTCTACTGAAGAAGCAGTTAGAGTTAGGTTGTCACTTACTGCAGTACCACCAATAGAAACGTTAGAAATTGTGATAGTTTCACCAGAAGTGTAGTAGCGACCACCACCTGCAACAGTGACAGTTGAAATTCCACCAACAGCATTTCTAAAGACGTTGAATGTTGCTCCAGTTCCGTCAGTTGCAGTTCCAGTTACACCAGAGTAAGTTTGGTTTGCTTCGGAAAGAATAGTCGAGAATCCAACAGTACTAATACCAGTTAGAGCATTCTCGGGAGAGATTAGACTTCCGTTATCATCATAAAGATAAATTTTATCTGCTGAATCAATAGATGCTGCTGAATCACCTTCTGCATAATCGACAAATGTTTCAGTTCCGGCGGTATCTACTCTAGATACAATTTTAACTTCTAATTCAGATCTACTGTCTGCGTTTGAAGTAGTAACAATTCCGGTAACAATACCTTTCAGATATCCATTAAAGTTACTAGTAGTTCCGTTACCAACAATAGGTACATTGGTTAGGGTTGCAGTGATTCCATATCCAACTAATGAAGTAGTTGCAACAGAAACGTTTGAAAATTTAGTTTCATCAATTCTTAGGATCTGGTCTCCACCATCATCGATTACACAAACTTGTAGTGAATTTCCGTGCTCTCCGGGATTCTTTGCAGCAAATGCCCAGTTGACGCTATCAGCGTCATAATTAGACAGATAATCGTCGTAATTCTTGATTTTGACGCTTTGAGTAGTTACTGCGAATCCTACCGCAGCATTCTTTAGATTAGTTCCATCTACACGAACTACCTTTGCAGAACCACCATAAGATAGGTAACCTGAAGCACTTGTCCAGTACTCATAATGTAGATTCTCCGCTTTAGGTCGTCCAAAGGTGTTAAGAAGTTCTTGTTCGTTGGAAATGTCAACAACCTCTTCTACAGGTCCTCTAGAAAAGGGTGCAGCAATTGCGCCGACATTTAGTAGAACGTTGTCTGCTCTACCTAACGTTAAGTCAACTTCTCTGACGAGGACGCCTGGAGATAATTGAGGAGTAGCCATTCGTTTTTCTCCTGGTCTCGATATTATTTCTCTAAAAAATATTTATAAAAAGTACCCCTTTCAAGTGATGAAACCATGCATGAACAGTCTACCAATCTGGATATTCCCAATTTAAAACCTTTTTTGGTTTTTTTCTAGTTTTCTTTACCCTATCAATAGTGCACTCTTTACACTCATATGAATATGCTGATGGTTGATATTTGTTCTTTCTTATTCGATAGAATCCATCGATTAGATTTTTAGTCTTACCACAAGATCTACACTTTCTTTCTGAAAGATATAAATGTTCTACCTGGAAACTATCTTCTAAATCCATTACAAGTTATAATCCCACATGTACGACATATCACCATACTCATCAGTGTGCCAACGATCACCTTGATTATCGACAAATGAACCTTGATCACTTACACCATCAACAATGAATCCAAATGGTGCCATATCCTGTTCCACTTGATTTTTTTGTTCGTCGTAAAATCTCTTTCTAATATCTTGATCTGTAATTTCTTTAAAGTACTCTTGCAAAATCAACCAAGCATACATTACAAGACACATTACCAAATCATCATTACAACCTTCTTCTGCCTCAAATGATGCACCTTTTTGAATGAACGTTGTTAACTCTCTGATGATTTCATAATCAACAAATGATATCTTCTGGTCTTCAATTAATGTTTTTAAGTTGAGGCATCCAGTCTTTTTAGTTGCTTTTGACATCTTGACACCAAGTTGCACTTTACTTCCAGAGAATCCTTGCCCAAGAACTTGCCCTGCACGTCCTCTCATAGAAGTCATTAGAACATTGGGGTACTCAAGGTCATAATGTAAACCGGATGCAACCTGATCCCCAATATCATTCACTTCACATAAAACAAATGCATTATTATATAAGTTTGCAACTTCTCTTATTCTTTGTGGGAATAATATTGGTTTAATTTGATTATCTCTATATTTTGCAATTAACTTATGTGGAAACTGTGTTACATCGAAAACTAAAAATGCAGAATAATCTTTTTCTACACCTCTGGCAACGTCCACAGTCATTACATAGTTGTGATCTTTTTGTGGATATTCATATACATCCAAACCAGCATTACTGTTTAGTGGATTTTCATATGCAAGATTTCTTAGAACAGATGGTCTGATTAGGGTATCAACAGATCCAAGGAATTCACATTCAAACTCCACTCGAAACTGTTGTTCTGAGGTGTTCTTAATAGTTTGTTCTTTCCACTCTTCATCTCTACCAGGAACTTCTGACCAATGAACCTCTGTAGGAATATATTCATTGGCATTCTTTTCGGAATCATGCCAAATCTTATAAAAGTGGTTCATACCGTGAGGTGTACTCACGATGATAACCTTGGTATTTTTACCAGAAGAAATGGTAGGATAAACAGAAGAAAAGAACTGCTCTGCAATATGGTTTGGAATGAACGCAAACTCATCGAGGAAGATGATGTTATACGATCCACCACGAACAGCAGATGCTGACGTTGATGCAGCAATAATCTTAGAACCATTCTCAAGTTCTAGTGATGCCTTGTTCCATGTCAAGACACCCTGTTGCAACCACTTGGGTAGATTTTCATATGCGGTCTGTAAACGATCGAGTAGATCTCTAGCAGTTGATGCTTTGTTAGCAAGAATCGCTACGTTTACATTATCATTAAAAATTAGATAATATAAAAGATAAGATACAACAATCGTGGACTTACCAGACTGTCGAGGTAATTTACATACATTAAATCGATGATCATGAAACCTTTTGATCATCTTCTCCTGGAAATTATATGGTTTGAACTTCTGCAAACCATAATCCAGGGTAACAATATTGATATAATTTTTAGCGAAGTATAGTGGATCTTCACTACACTTCATTATTTCCGTTACTTGTTCTTCTGTAAATTCAATGGCAGTATTCGCTTTTTTAAGAAGCGGATTGCCAAGATAATGATCACTACTCATAAAAAATATTAACCTTGATATACTACCGATGTTGCATATACATCCGATGCAGAAGAATAAATCAAATCCGTTCTTTCTTTATGAACTATGATTGGATCTTTCCCTGCCATATGTATGCTTCCATAGGTAACTCCAGCGCCAGTTCTAACTTCAACTAGGCGATCTGAAGAGTGACTATGTTGGAGCATGACATATTCAGCACCAATACTCCCATTAGTTGCTGATGCTGGAATTGAAGATCCAGAACCAGCATTAACAGTGGTGGATTCTCCTAAAATTTTTATTACATACATGGATTAGCACTTCCAACGACGACGGGCTTTACATACGGGTTTATCTGGAGTCTTAGAGCAATCAATGTTGTGCATATCTTGCTGACCCTTAGAGCGAGCGCAGAATGACTTACGGCGCTTTGCATCCTTGCTTCCTTTCTTGACTTTTCCAGTTACGGCAGTCTTTAGTTTGGAACCAGGATTTTCACGACGGTATGCAGCAACTGCTTTTTTGCTCATGCCGTCAGTCTTATCACCTTTATTTACCTTTTGCCAATCTTCATTTTGCTTTTCTTCTCCAATATTTCCATTGTTCAGAAGATAATTCTTGGAATGTGAATTTACAACCTGCATGATTGGTTGTCCTACACCACTTTTGGTAATTCTGTAAGACATAAGTCTTGAACCAGGATACACCTTCTGAATTTCAGATTCAACCTCTTCTCTAGTTGGCATAGAAGGTTGTGGGAAGAACATAGTCATTTGATATGACCTACCTTTCCAAGCAGCAACAACCATCAACAGATTACCATTGTCTGCTTCTAATCTTACTCTTTCGTCGATAGTGACTTCTTCTTTCGCTAAGTCACCAAATCTTTCGCGATGCTTTCTCAATGGCATTGATTTATCACGAAATTCTTTAGGAGATTCATAACCAGTTGGTTTAGAACCATCTTTAGTTGAAGATCTTCTACCTAATGTCTTTCTCTCGGAAGATTGTCCTAGTTTGGTTTTGTCTTTATATTGAGTGCCGAGTTTTTCATCAATCTCAATAGATTCATTGCTTTTTTCTTTTTTATCAAATAGAGGTTTGCCATCTTTACCCTTTAAAGTATAGACACCTTTCTTATTTCCCCCATTGAATGGTTTGGCATAAGCATATCCAGCATCAGTTTCTTTGCCACCATGAGATGCAAAACGATTCTCATCTAGTTCACTGAGGATCTTATCTACTAGTCTTTCTTCTTGTCTGATATTGGGTAATTGTACTTTTGCCTTTGTAGACATTTTTCTCTTTGCAACTTCAGCAGTTGCTTCATCACCAGTATCTTGCGCTCTCTGAGTAATCTTCTCAGAACGCTGTACAGATCTAAACTTATCCTTATCTACATCCATAGATGGGGATGATTCAGATACGAGTGGGTCCGCCTTAATTAAGTCAATAAACTCGTAGGCAGCATTGCCAAACATGTCTTCAATCTTAACAGTCATCTATTTAGATACTATACCCTATTCTTTATTTATTCGTTGTCTTTTTTCTGTTGTTTTAGTAACTTAGACAACTCTGAAGTTGTTCCTAAGAACACAGCATTATTAGTAACATTAGTCGTGTTGTTAGTTACACTTTCTGCTTCAATATCTTTCATCTTTTTCTGAAGATCAATTAATTTATCAGCAGCATCTGATACACTTTTAATTAACTGTCCTGCAACTTCATATGCTCTTGCAGACTCAGTTTCTTGTGCTAATTCAAGAACACCATTCAATGCTTCTTGACCTTTTTCTACGATAGAGTAAAAGTTACCTCTGGCATATTCGTAATCTTTAGTTGTATCGTTTTTCTTTGGTTTCTTTTCTAATTCTTTTTTATTTGCAACTAACTTCTCATCAACATATGGTACAGGAGTGATGTCAACTACTTCATCATCATCTGGACCAGTGTTGAATGTTTCATTCAACTTATCAAATTTATCACTCATCAGATAAACTCCGAATCGAATCCAAACTCGTCTCCAGGTTCAATGAGTGCATTATCTGCTTCAACAACTAACTGAACTCCAGTTCCACTTACGTGATTCGTAATAGTTGTATTTGCATAACCTCTTACAACTTTCACTTCATTGCCATCAACTGATTCAACTAACATAGACTCATTACTTACAGTAATGATATTCTTTTCTACAATTCCACTTGCACTAGCAAGAGTGATTTCCACTTCATCATCAGATACATTTTCTGCCAAAGTAGTTACCTGGTTATCTGTATAACTCTTCGTAGCGGTAGGTAATACTTTGTAAGTAACATCTCTTTCATATCTCTTTGGAGTTCCCGCAAGATATTCAACAGATGCTTTCTTGATGATGTTCTTGGAAGCGTCGGTAACTGGACCAAACAAATACGTCTTTGCAGTAAAACTAACTGTATAGACAAGAGATCTTCTCTTACTGAAATCTCCCTCATAATCATCACTCATTTTGATATCGTTGATGATAATTGGAATATCTCTCTTCTCTCCTAATTCTTTTACTAAATCTACAGTTAATGAATACTCTGGTTGGAAATATGGTAAAATCTGCTCAATAATTTGGAGCATATCATCATTAATTTTAGTATAGATGCTCAGTTCAAAATTCATATTATAAGGAACTGGCATATATGTTTCCTTAATTTTATTATCATCTTTATCCACTGCCTGGAAAGTTTGAGTTGTTGTCAACTTTCTCTGTGGATCATAGGTGATTCCATTGAATTCAAAAGACATTCTAGGAAGTTGAATTTCAATAGGTCTATTCAGATCTGCCTGTTGATTCAGTCTTGCTAGAAACTTTTGAGTAGGTCCATATGCGATGGGCACCTTAACAGTTGAAAAGGTGTTATCATTATCATCCTTTTTTTCAATAGTGATATTATTGAATAATGTACCAAAACTAATGATAGATTTTCTTAATATCTGGTGATAAAAATAAGTAAACATTTTCTTTCACTATGATGGTATTATTTAGACTTGTCCAAATGGATTAGATTCACTAAAGTCTAGAAATGAATCTGCTTCCAATTCAATGTTGGTATTGTCTGCAAATGCATCATCTGGATCATCTGTTCCAACAATTCGGATTTCATATTGTGCAGACGATGCAGCACCTACGACAGTTTCACCAACAACGAACGTTCCTGCAATATTTCCAATCTCTAAGTTTGTAGTAGTTGCATTCCAGGACTTGACTCTCGCTGTTGCACCACTTGTTTGTCCAGTAACTACTTCGTTGTGTGCAAATGTTCCTATGCCAACACTAGATGGATTTGAGATAGTGATAGTTGGAGAGGTTGTATATCCAACTCCAGCATCCACAATATTTATTCTACTTACCTGCCCCGCCTCATTTAATTCTGCTTCACCAACAGCAGTCACTGGAGTCGGGAGAGGAAAATATCCAGATCCAGATGCAACAATGCTAATGCTTTGTATTACACTATTAGCAATAACTGGATAAAAAGATCCAGCAATACCTGGAGTTGTTGTATTTTCTATATTGATTACTGGTGGATCGGTAGATGCATATCCTGTTCCCCCATTGAGGACTTCAATTGAAGTAACACCATACGTAACGGGATCAAAGTATGGTCTCAAAGAAGCACCACTACCAGGGACAGTTCTAGTCATTGGATTTTTTAATTATTTATTTGATTACTCTATTGTTTCTAAATCTTGGGTATTTTGGACCAGAGACTTCAGAATGCCTATTTTTATCTAGAACAGAGGGGTATGTTGACCCATGTTCTGGCCTCTTCTTCATGATGAAAAGATACCTGTTATTACTATTACTTCCAAGAGCCTCATAACCACTGTGATTTTCAGTTCCCGTAGTTCCAACCTCAGATAAGGAAGATTCCTTCAAATATTGAAGTGCATCTGATTGTCTAAGTCTAGGTTCTTGCTCTGCGAGACAAGCAATAACACCACAAACCTGTGGACTTGCCATACTAGTCCCATTAATCGATGCTATGTAATAAGATGCACTCCTAGAATCTACAACTACAGATCCATAACTAGCAGCATCAGCACTAGTTTTATCGTAAACAGCAGAAATGATATCACTACCAGGTGCCCAAATATCTACTCTCCCACCCCAGTTACTGAAATTAGATTTGTATTCAGAAACTTTAGAACCAATCGATCCTACACAGATAACATTATCTGCTGAACCTGGAGTTGAACCTCTTGAGTGATATCTTGTAGATGAAGTATAATAAGAGTTATTATAATCACTACCACTAGAAGTATCACAATTCCAATAACTGTTTCCTGCGGATGAAATAACAATAACACCATCATTGATAGCATCTTGAATATCAGCATCTACAGCAGCAACTCTAGCAGGAACTCTATAAAGATAGGTGTTAGTGGGAACTGGGACACCATTGTCCTCCAATATCGCTTTCTTTTCTGAATCAGTGCCACTTAAAGAAGTAGTTGTTCCTCTATAAGTAACCCTAGTAATACTTGAAAGGCTGTCACTATTATCGCCATAACTATATCCCCAACTATGATTAGTGATTGTTGGGTTTCTTCTGCCAGTTGTTGGATTTCTATCTTTATTTTTATGGAAATGTCTTAAGTAATCCCATAACTTTTCATCCCAATCAGTAACACCAGATAATGTGTCACTAAACGCCATATTATAAATGTTGGCATTTCTTGCCCAACCTTGAGTATTACCACATGCAGTTCCTGCTACATGAGTTCCGTGGTTACTGTTTGGTGATGCACCAGATGTACTATAAGTATAAGTGTCGTTGGTTGAATATCCTAATGTTGAACTATACCTAAACCAATTAAATTGATTAACTCTACTACCGCCAGTACCATCAGTATTCTTAGCAAATTCTGGATGATCTGGATTAATATGCGAATCTACTATAACAACATCAACATATTTTCCAGACGATGTTGTCATAATTTTTTGTGTGGTCTCAGTAGTTGAATCACTACCCCAGTTAGATACAGAATCTCCCTTAATGACTCTATATAACCCCCAGTTCTTATCAGTGGATTCTAATGTTCCTGTGGTCTTTTCAAAATCTCCTGCTTGTTCCCACATTTCAGTTGGAACAAGTCCACGATCTCTTGCTGGACGTTCACAAGCAATTACTCTAGAGTCGTTTCTAACTTGCCCTGCTTCCTCTTCAGTAAGCATGTAATGAGTATTACGACTAATCTGCCTCCGATGAACTAATTCAACCTCTCTGTCTGGAATATAGAGGTTCCCACCAGGAGTTTCTAGATCATCATAAAGACTTTGAAGATCTTCGTAAGATGTACAAGTTACAATATATTCGTTCATCAGTCCTCCATCTTAAGCATGGTGAATGTGATTCCAATTCCTGCAGTACTTACGCCAGTTAGATTCTTCGTCTTTATATAAACAGTGGAGTCTACTGGACTGTTATTATTATATCCAACAACTGCGGGACTGAATAAGATAATATCGGATCCAGTGGTAACTGCTTCAGCAATGACGCCAGAACCCGGAGTTGGATCTTCTGTAATCAATCTGGAAACATCTGCTGTTCTACTTGCAGCATCACAGTAAATTGTTACCCACGCTGCTGTAGAGATATTTACTTTTATGAGTGAATATGTTTTATAACCTTCAACTTCATGATTCTTGGATTCAGTAATTCCGAAAGATCCAGGATTAGTTGAAATCCCCTGACGTACTCTTGACTCAATGATGTTGATTCTGCCACCCATATTGGGATGAGCAGTACATTGATAATATAAGGTACTAGGAGCATCAAATTGAACATCCCACGTCAGAGTGCCGCTAGTTACGTTGTTATTAGTAACTCCATCATTATATTCTGTTCCTGCAGAACCGTTTGGAGTGCTTTGAATCCTGAACGGATGTGCACCCATATTATTGACAAACTGATACTCTTGACCACGAATTAACGTGATTGTTGGGTCATTCTCAGCACCAGTTAATCCCGGTCCAGTAAATGTGTAATTATCAATCCCATCTGCACCAAGTGTCCATTTTGCAGTAATTAACTGAGTAGCAGTAAGTGTACCAGCAACACCAACGTCCCCAGTAATAGTGGAAACGCCGCTGACATTATTAGCAAAAATTTCTCTACAACTTACAATTCCAACTACAAGTTTTTCTGGATTGTCAAATACCGCGTCCACAGAATTAATTACGGTTGTTCCAATACCAACGCTTGCACTAGTTGAAATACCTGATGGGAAGTTAGAAGCGGGAATAAAGAATCCATTAGCGGGACCTAATGGGCCTTGTTGACCAGTACCACCTTGAATGCCTTGATTTGCAAGACCCTGAGGACCTTGAATACCCTGGGTTGCTTGAGATCCCTGTAAACCCTGAACACCTTGATTAGAAAGACCTTGGAGACCCTGTGTGCCTTGAGTACCAGCGCCTGTGGTTCCTTGAGCACCAGTATTACCAGCAGGACCTCCACCACCCTGAATGCCGAGATTTCCTTGAATTCCTTGTCCCGTTAATCCCTGAAGACCCTGAACACCTTGAGGTCCGTCGTTTCCAGTAGGTCCAATTTGACCAAAAGTTCCTTGAGATCCAGTATTACCAATAATACCCTGGAAACCTTGTGCACCATATCCTAATTGACCTTGAACACCCTGAGGTCCATATGCACCCAAATCACCCTGAATTCCAAGTGGACCTTGGATACCTATATGACCCTGAGTACCTTGAGTTGCTTGTAATCCTTGTGCTCCAAATACTCCTTGTGTACCTTGTCCAGCATTCTGTCCATCTCTACCCTGGACACCTTGAATACCTTGAGTACCCTGATTTCCTTGAAGTCCTTGATGTCCTTGAATACCTAATGTTCCTTGAATACCTTGTGCTGCATATTGTCCTGCAATACCTTGAGCACCAGATGTATCACCACCATCTAACCAAACACTACCACCTTGATATACCCAAATGTGGTTTGTTAAATCATCAATTACTGCACTACCAATACCAGCGGTTGGATAAGTAGCATTCAAAAATGTCTGAACATTTCCTGGAGGATTGATTGCAACATTTGCTTCGGTTGCAAATACATTAAAGTTAGAACCTATACGTCCTTGAACACCTTGGAAACCCTGAATACCTTGAGAACCAGTATTACCCTTAATACCTTGGGCACCACCAAGAGTTCCACCAGTTAAGGTTGTACCATCACCGAAAGCGGTATAAATTTCATTAAAGTTATCATTAACCTTGCCAGCGCCGGCTTTCAGAGAATCACCAGTCCCGTCGTTATCAGTTGTACCAGTATTGATTATCTTTTTAGCCATTACTATTCTAATGCAAATGCTTTTTCGTATATGTATATTTAGTTGGAGTCGAAAGTTAGATTCGTTGAATCCTTACTGTATACAGTAGAATCAAATGTATCATCAAAGATAACTGGTGCACCTGCTGGAACGGTGTTACTAACAATAGCAGTCACGATTCCCACTGCAGGAGGTGCAGAGAATGTAACTGTTGGAGGTGCTGTGTATCCACCACCAGAACTTGTTACTGTGATTACACCAACAATTCCATCAGCGATTACCGTTGTTGCAGCAGCACCAACACCTCCACCACCAACAAATGCAACTTCTGGTGCTACAGTGTAACCAAATCCGGGATTTGTGAGTAGAACTTGCTGTACTCTAGACTTGTCTGGATTGGGTTTACATAGATCAACAATCCCATCAATCATTGTGGCGATACCAACAGCAGTTCCTATACCAGGAGCAGCAGAGAATAGAATTGATGGAGTAGATGTGAATCCACCACCTCTATTAGTTAGAGTGACCTTTCTTATACCATCGTTAACAATTCCAGTATAAGCAGATGCTGTGCTACCAATACCAGTTAGAGTTAAATCTAAACTAAATCCAGTATCAATTGTAATATCATCAATATCATCAATTCCAGTATCAATAACCTCATCACCAATTCTGAATAGTGAGCAGGTTAATTCATAAGTATAATTCTTCTTTAATTGATAGAAAGGTTTTTCATGCTCAACATACTTAATTTCAAATAGTTTATCACCAAGTGGAAACCAAATCAAGTCTCCTTCCTTGGGTCTATCTGATAATTTTATATTGGGTTTATTCTTAGTTAATGGAGCGATATAGTTCTCAAAACGCTCTCTAGAAATTGTAAGAGTTAAATCGTCTAGCTCTTGAATACCAAATTTAGAAAGTATTGTTCCTTGATTTCCATATCCTTCAAATGTATTGACATACGCTTCAATGGGATATGAGTCATTGAACTCAGACTCAATAACTTCTCGTATTACAGTTGCTTCCGTTGCATAGGTTCTTGGTAGATAATAAACATCTATACCATGTATTTGAATGGTTTCATTTATTAATTCTTGAACAAGTGATTGTTCATTTCTAGAACCTTGTAGGAAAAACGGGTTGAGCATGTCCTTATCCGATCATGTCTAGGGGTGGAAGTTCATAAGTATTAGACATCTGTTCCATTATTGCATCAATTTCTCTTTGTCCATCATCGTATAGTTGTCTCCCGTTTAGTTGAACTCCACCAGGAAGAGAAACACCTTGGAACTTGATTAAATTTTGTCCCCATTGCTTCTTAACTAGAGAAGTGACATACTTTTTCAAGAATGAGTCATTCCAAACTTGATCATAATCACTTGGATCTAACTGTCTCCAACAATCAATAATGAGGTACTGTCCTTCTGTCAATGCACTCCAGTCAATATCCAAATACAACCTATCTTGTCTCTTATTGAATCTAATTTGTTTTTGAGTAGTGAGCAAGAAATCAAGATCTTCAAGATAAGTCTTGGTCATTGCATAAGTTAATAGTTCAACTGAACTGAAATAATAAATGTCATTCAAGAACAACTGATATTTGATACTGAACATTCCACTAGCAATGGAATTTGTTCCTTCAAATAAGAATAATTTATTTACGCCAATAATATGACTTGGGACTTGAATATAATTACTATTTTCTTCAAAGTTGAAGTCTACAGAATTAGTACTAATTCCAGAGGATGCAGGAGCAGTCCCTGTACTAGTAACAATACCAACAGCATTATTACCTCCTCTACTTCTTCCCCTAGCGATATCATCAGCAGTGACTTTATACTTCAAGAAAGTTTGGTATACACCATCAAAGTGTCGTTCTTGGAAAAATTGTATAGCATCATCAACTAAATCATCAATTTGCTCTGCAGCAACATTAACCTCCAAAACTGGAGCACCAAGTTTCCTTAGCGCATAATCAACTAGTTCTTGTCGGGAAGTTGGAATTGCCATTTTCTTTATCTACTATACTATGTAGGTTTATTTGCAATTTTTAACAATAGATTTTTTATTTCACTAATTTCATTCTTAACATCACTCAATTCGGATCTCAATGTTTCCATTTTCTCCTCTTCATTTTGTTGATGTTCCCTCTGCTTAATGTATGTATTATACGCATTAGAATCAGTATTCAGAATCGCATGTGAGGACTTTTCCCGAACTAAGTTTGGGTGACCATTCACTTTTATATGTTTTTGATCTTCCATTATGCAAGTGCGATTGCACTAATCTCTTTGATTCTTGGAGGATATGCTTGGTTAGTACTATTACCAATCACCTTAATACTAAAGTATTTGAATGATGGTAAATCATCAATGGTAAATTCATAATCTCTAAATGGCACATTCTCAGATTCTAATACATCAGTCTTGACATATGACGTATCTGGTTTTCCATTATTATTTGCATCATTAATGATATTTCCATTCAGATCTATATTATCATATCCTGGGAAAGGATAGTAAACTGGATCATCTTCGCGAGAGTTGGAGATTGAATATAGAACTCTAACATCAGACAAGATATTAATATATGCTGCAAACCTTACTTTCAGAGATGTTGCGTTAAACTCTAGACTTACATCATCAGTAACATATGTAAACGCTGATGGGTCTCCATCGATGGTGGAAACTCTATCATCGGTTGCAAAGTTAGTAACCGCGTTATTAACTCTATTACTCACGAAGATACAAGAAATTCTATCCAGATCAATCATTGGAGACAATAGAGTATTCTCTGTCGTTAGATCAAGAGTCATTGTGAATGACTTCTTACCTGGGAATGCCTCATTAGTGAGTTTATTAGTCTCATTGATTTTAGATGCAACAATTCTAGCATCAGAAAGATAATTATCCTCATTTAATTTAACATTATCAAATCCTTTATCAATGAAGGATGCTTCAGAGGAATTCATACTAGTTCCTGAAATCGTTCTAACTGCTGCAGTTACATTAGTACCATTAACTAGAACATACTGGACATTTGGATGAACGAGTTCAAATGGAATGTTCTGAGAAGCAAGAATATTGGATCCACCAGTAGACTTGGTATTAGTCAGATATAGTTTTGGATATGTGGTTCCAATACTTCTATTAACACCATTATTTGCCATGTCAATCTTAATATAATAATAATCTAGTCCGATTGGATTAGAGATGGTTGCATCACTCAAATCGTGCTCCTTATTAATTCTTCTGAGTGACACTCCAGAGTTCTCATACTTAAATACACGATCACCAGACTTATAAGAGAATGATTTAGTTGAATCAATTCCTCTACTAATTCCAGTTAGATTGTTTCCACTGGTTCCGGTGTAAGAAATAATTTCACCATCAATAATAATATAACCAATATTAGTTGCATCTACAGTTTGACCTTCAAAGATGTTGAATCCAGTTGTATTTGTAAGAGCAATATCTGAAGTTGAAGTATTGGAGTAATCTGCATCTAGAGTAGTTGGGAGACTATCTGAGGTAACATCAGTAATATCAACAAGGTTAAATTGTGAATGCATTCCATGATTTTGATGGATAATCTTCATATGAAGTCCATCACTATTATCTTCAATTGAAGTAATCATTACATTTCCACCAGCACCACTATTGAGTGTGGTTAGTGTTCCAGAACCATTTTCGTATTGTAGGAACTTAGTTCCACTGATTTCAAAATCACCAACAACATTATCAATGATTAATTCATTATTAGAAAATAGTTCACCAACTGTTAGTTGTAGATTTCTACCCAAACTACTGGATCCAAGATCACCAATAGTAACAACATCACCAACTCTATATCCAGTACCGCCATTGTTTATTGTTGCACCGACTGCAACACCGTTGGTAACAGCAATGTTTGCTGTTCCATTTCTACCCTTTCCACTAATTGCAATTAGAGGAATACTATTAAAGGTCAGTGATCCACTGGAAGGAGTATATCCAACTCCAGCGTTGGTAATCGATAAAGTTCCAACCGCAGATCCCGCAGTTCCAACATAATTACCAAAAGCAGTGTTGCTACTTTGTTTGATTGTATTACCAAGAACAAGACCCGCATCTTGAACAGTGGTTCCAAGACCGACTCTAATTTCTTTAGATGCTGCGATTACTGAATTGGATCCCAACTTAATTACCTGTGAATTTCCAAGATTGAGTTCTGGGTTATAGAAGGTAATATTTCCTGCAGTGCTAGTAAACTTAGCATTGCGTAAAGTGAACTTAAGATCCTCATATTGACTTGGTGTCCAAGTAGAACCATTCTGTGATTTAAATAGAGATCCAAGGTTAGGTTGTTCAGTTACAACAATCTGCTGAGATTCGGGTCCAGAAGCAGTTGTAATATCAACTTCACCAAGTCTAGAGATGAATACGGTATACTCTTTAGAATTGGATAGTAATACTAGAGCATATTCAGTTTGTGGATTTAGATAAACGGGAGATTCAAATGTAATTGTTGTTGGTACAGAAGCATCATCGGATAGACTGATGTCATCTGGATTTATGACCACTCTTGAGAATGGTAGAACTTCTTCAGTTGGTAAACCAATAGAGACTGTTCTAATTTCAAAGAATGCTGGGAGTTTGGTATCCTTCTTACCAAAGAATACATCACAACTAGTAACCAATGCACCATCTTCACTAGTTAAGAATGTTTGTGCAAGAGGGTCACATCTTCTTGCTCTTCTTAAAGTCCTTTCTGCTGCAACAGATTGTGTTGAGAACTCTGCACTTCTAGTGGATACAATTTTTTCCTGTACGTTTTGCAGTGTTCCTCTAGATGTAAATGTAGTTTCTGCAGTTGACCCGGTTGGATCATATGCAGTGCTATTTGTAGAACTTGAAGTTAGAATAAATTGAGACTCACCAGTCTCAAAATCTGGATTAGTTGGTAAATTTGGATCAGGAATAAACATTGATCCAATTACTACACCAATCTCATCCGTTACCAATTGAACATCAGATACAGTTGCTTCTGCACCACTTGTTTGTCCCTGTAAGATATAATTTTTCCTCAAGAATCCATAGAAACTACCAACTGCTTGCTCTTGCAGTGAGAAAGTGTCAATGTTGATTGTGCTAGAAGTTGGAGAGTAATTAGCAGCAATTTTGGTATTTCTGTCGTATGGATTTGTGGTGAAAATATCTGTTGCAATAGTAATGTCACCATATTTGTGATTAGACTTTGCAGTCTTAAATTTCATAGTTACAGTCTTTGCTGCATCATTTTTTCTGACAACAACAGTTTCACCAATATTGAAAGTTCCAGAGACCATCTGAATCTGTACTAATTTTGGTACAGAGAACTTAGACATATCCACTTCAGCAAAGAATGGATATAGTCTGGTAAGAGGTCTTTGTCCTTTTGAAGTGAATTCAATATTTCTGGACCTCATGGTGGTGATGACTTCTGTGCTAACCACAGAATCTCCCTGAGACTGATTAGTAACTTTTTCAGTTAATACAGTTTGCTCACCCTCTCTTCTTTGTCTAGTTTCGGTAACTCGTAATCTCCTAGATGGTCTTGTAGTTCTAGACCAAAGAGTATTCCAGGATCCCCATTTGACTGGACCTAATCCATTTTGATCGAAACCACCTTCAAGTTGAAGTTGTTGTTTTACGGAAGTATAGTTATCAACTTCAATAATATTTGGTTTTAATCTATTTGTATCAATCCAAGTATCACTTTCTGGAATTAATTCAATAGTTCCCTCATATGCAATAACCAAGAATGGAGTTACACTTTCTTGTCTAGTGGCAAATGGTTGACTACGATAGACTTCTTGATCATAATCAAGCGTGATCATTCTTCCAGTACGCTTAATACCATTTGCAACTAAATCAGAATCAGCAATTGTTGAAATATCTGCATTTGGATTGGATGTAGTACCAATACCAATAATGCTACTAGATCCAATTAATAGATCTACAGAAGTACAATAGTGAGATGGTCTTAACTCTCTTTTTTCTGTATCGACAGAGTTTTTAACAGCATGATTCTTATTCTGGATGTCATTACTAGTAAAATTATCAACTAAGAATCCAGATTTAAATCTATTTTTTCCAGATGAATCTTGAATTTGTAGAGATTCAGTTTTTACTTCAAGTAAAGATAGTGTAGTGTAGAATTCTAAGTTAGAAATTCTATTTTCAAGTGCTGCAATATCTTTCATACGATATCGCTTATGTTCTGTTAGGAGTATTCTTGCATCCTCAACATTACACAAGTATGGTGGAAGTGATACGACGGCAACTTCCATTGCATTGTCAATATTGGCGGGTTCAATTGGATCGACTGATGGTTCACCTTCAACAATTTGGAACTTGCCTTGTCTATCTAAGAATACTTTGTCAATTCTTCCAAGATAATGTGATATTGTAGATACAATAGATTCATCCGATGCTAAAATATTTCTAGCAGTTCCCACGGAAGAGAAAGTTCTACCATAGAATTCGAATGGTGATCTGGTATTTACTGCAGGAGTATACTCCGCTACTCTTGGTCTGATGTCAATAATATCATGGTTTGAGATATCTCTAATCTTTGGAATATCACAGTAATCATACTGAACATATGAATTTGCTGTTACAAAATCTTCAGTATCCGAATCATCAATAGAACCATGCTCAAAAATAATTTTTAATCTTTTTGTTGCTGGAGAAGCATCATCTGCTCTTACAATTTTAGAATAATCATATATGGTGTCCTTATAGTTAGACTCTAAGGTATAATTATTTGTGATATTATTATCACCCAAAGTAATAGCATTAACTTGCCCATTGACTCCGGAACGATCAAAATCCACAAACTCATCGTACTCAAACCTAGACTCATTCAAATAAACAACACTAATTGTTAGTGCATCAATTTTCTCAGCATAAACCGCTACAGCATCTGAGTTTCTTCCGGTAATCTTTTCACCGATAATCATATCATCAGTGGTTGCATTAGGACCACTGAGGGCAGTCAGTCCAATTCTTTCTAGATCTGGATCCGTTTCATCCGAAGACTCAATAACTGCTATTAGTTTTGATGCATCTGGATGATTGAGTGAAATTTCTGCGTCTTGTACTCTAGTTCCATATGGATAGTTTCCATATGTGAGTCCATCACCCAATGTAGTTGATCCAATACCAGAAGATCCTCTCGCTGACTTATCAACAATAATGGTCTTAATGATATTTCTATTCTTAATTTTTGCCTTAAGATTAGTTTTTGTTAGAGTTGCAATAAGTTTAGAATTACTATCATCTGTCCCCAAACCATCAATAACTAAAGTTGATCCACCACCAGAAATGGTAAACTTATCTGAGGTCAATACTTCGTTAGTACCATCACTTCTAGTTAAGACATATCTTTCCTCATCAAATGGCAAGAAGGTCTCATTTAAACCAGCAGAAATGCTTCCAGTAGCATTTCCAGTAATGGATACAGAGAATTCTTTTCTAATTACTGCGGTTGCACCAGTAAGATCAACATCAGAAACATATTCCTGAGGCAACTTGGTGAATAGTGTATCATCAGAAGATGGATTGAATTCTGTTGAAAGAATTTTAAAGTCTGATGGCGTTATATTAGATGTTGGCAAATCACCATTGCAAACACCTCCTACATCTTCTACTGCTACAATGTTTGCAGTCTTATTCCCAATACTAGAAATTCTTCCAAAAGATGGTAGTGTTTCACCAGGATCGGAATAGGATACAATATCACCAACCTTTGCTTTAGAACTGAATTGGAAGGAACTGGAAGTCACAATACCAGCAGTAGATACTTGAACCGAACCCACTTCAATTACTGGAACTTGCTTCACGTCTGCAGTAAAGGTGGAAGCAGATCCAACAATACCATAAACAGATTTTACATCAGATATAGAGTGCTCTACAAGGGATGTACTAGTTCTAGTTTCATCAGTAGAATCAAATTCAAGGCGTTCTCCCGCTAGGAATCTTCCTTTGATTTCATATGCGGTAACAATGCCACTATTTGATGCTTCATATCTTAGGAATCCAACTGCACCACTAGATTTTCCAATAATTCTAGTTGGGATAGACAGACTAACATTTTGATTTATAGTTAGATCAGTATATGGTTGAATATCAAATAGGGAGATATCGAAAACATTACTATCTGGAAGTGCGGAATCGTATGATCCAGACTCTAAAGCAAAGTCATATACTCTCGCAACGCCGATCTCTTTTCCTACCTGTGCTGTTTGATCAGATCCAACTCTCTCACTACGGAGACTTATAATTGTTGGGGAAGCAATATCTAGTTTTGGAGATCCATATACTCTGTTTAATGATAGTGTTGATCCAGTGAAGTAATTGGTACTTTGATCACTTACCGTTCTGATAGTTCTTGGTTTTGGAAAGTCAATGAGTGAAGTTGCATTCTTAGGAATCTCAAATCCTCTTACATATGCCTTACCTGGGGAGATTTTATATGTCGCTAAATCATCCGTTGGGACATTATTTTGTGTAGTTAACTGTCCAGCATTAAAGATACCACCATTTCCAAGTAAGTCATTAAGCGTTTCCTTAGCAACAATATTAAATGGTTTTACATAGTAATTTCCGGATTCATCATAAGTTCTTCTCGCTAATTCTTCAGCAATAGGAGAAAATGTATTAGATGAATTATCAACAATAACCCCATTACGGAGTTCAAATAGTTGAACGAAACTAGGATACTCATCACTAGTTACGGATTTCTTTACTAAAGTAGTAGAAATTTTAAATCTGTCTGCTCCAGGTGCGGAGAAGTTATTAAACCCTCTGGCATTATCTGATAGTGATGAATCATCGTCTGCAGTGACGACAGACTCAACAACTTCTAGACCAACTTTGTATGTTGGTGTATTACCATGAGGATCTAGAATTAGAGTCTGGTCGTAAACTTGAACGAAGTTTCCTCTGATATAATATACACCTTCACTAAGAATTACTGCAGATCCAGTAGTTGACGCATTATTATTAATAGTGCTTGCAAATCCCTGTCCAGAATCAATGACTATAGATGAAGTAGATATTCCATCTTCGAGAAGTAAAACTTCATTGTCAGCAAAAACTTCTGCACCTGCAGCACCAGTTTCAAGATAATTAATATAAAAAGTTATAGTATTTCTTTCTGCTCTTTCATCAAGATAATATGAAATAGATGCAGTAACTCCAGAATTTTGTCCCTTTATAACCTTCCCAACAAGATCTTGCCCATAAGTGGACACAAGAACCCCCAAAAACTCAGGTTCTACTTCTACAGCAAATAAATCCTGAATATAATTGGTGGCACCAGGAATAATTACCTGACCCTCTTTAAAGAAATAATCACCAAACTGCTCAGTTTGATTCTGAAGAATAGTTTGTAAGGTGGTTAGTTCTCTGGATTGAATTGGATATCCAGGTTTGAACAAGACCTGATAAAAATTCTTGCTAGAATCAAAGTCGTCAAAATATGGTGATACGTTTAGATTAGTTTCCTTAGGCATAATTCTTTAAAATTGCAAGATTATCTTGATATCCTCTTTTTGGTTGGCAGATCTTGTAATTGACGTTCTGTTGTCGATGTGGATTATCTCACCAGAATACTGTTTAGCTTCAGGATTCGCTAATCCCTTGACAAAACTCTGTCCCAAGTAGTATGTCCTATTATTTATTACAGTACTTATACCCGGATTACTGACAGTGCCAAAGTCTGTATCAATTTCTAAATTATTTGTTCCACCCTCAACTGTGATGAAACTTCCGTCAGAGGCACTGAAAGAATTCAGAGAATAACCATAAGTTGGATTAATAATCTGACCTGCAGTATTAATTCCAGCAACAGTTCTATCTTGCCAATACTTTAGAACTCCAGTAGTATTATCATAAGATACGACTCTACCAACAGCGGTAGTCCCAACACCGACTGTTTGAGTAATTAAAGAATTATTAGTGAAAGATGTAGTTTGATATAGGTCTCTGTTACCAGAAGGACCTTTTAAAAATACTGCACGAACACCACTTGCCTTATCCAGAGTCAGTAACGATGTTGAATCATATGCCTGTGGATTCTGTACAACTCCGACTCTTGCGATCTTATTACCAATGGTAAAGTCTGGGTTCTCGGTGTCATTCTCAATTCTTGAATAAAGGAGAACATTTTTTGCACCAAGTTCGCGATAAATGTCATATCCGTGTCCTATTGATGGTGGAATAATAACATTAAATGTTGGATCTGTTCCCGCTGTTGGGAAAGATCCAGTCTTTCTTAAATCAACAACTCCGAATGTATATCCAGATCCGCCACTAGTTACAGTGATAGATTCAACTTTAGAATCATTATTGGTAACAATTGTACACTTTGCACCAGTTCCGTCTCCACTGATGGGGATGTCTGTATATACTCTGTTTCTTACACCAACACTCTCACCACGGTTGGTGATAGTAATCACTTTAATCTGGCCACCAGTGCTGGCATGATTTCTGATTTGATCGTAGTTAGTGTTAGTAAACCAATCCTTTGGAACTGGAATAAAGTTAATTGACTCAAACTTGATAATTTCTGATGGTTTCAAAGTATAAAGATACTTCCAGATATATCCATCTCCACTACCACCTGCTGCTCTTGGATCAAGGTCGGTATGAACAGGTTCATCTAGTGATGGTTTTCCAGAAGGATTTTCTGGGTCTACACCATTTCTTAGACAGATGTAAACTCTGAAATCGCTATTCAGAACATAATAAGGAGCACTATAGAGATTAGTTACATCTGATGGTTTAGATAAATTATCTCTGTTAATGTCTGGTCTGTACATGTCATATACAGTTCCAGATTGCCACGAATACTTTCTAATAGAAAGTTGAACGTCATCGGAGTTAATTTTCTTAAGAGCAATAATGGTATCCCATACCTTATTCTCTTCATCAAAGCAATCCTTGGGTGCTGGAGGACCAGATTCCCAATTATTGTTCAAATCTGTTGGATTTGGTAGACCAATAAAGGTATAGTAAGAATTCGTAGAAGATTCAACTTCTGCTACGAAATCTCTTGCTTTTTGTATCCTAAACTGGTTTGTTATAATTGCTGACATCGATTTTTATCCAGAGGATTGCCAATTATTAAGTGTGTATTTATTTATTAGGTTAAATCTATGGTACTAAGAATTTTAGAGGTTTCATTCTTCTCACAACTGGGGAAGTATCAATTCCCACGATACCTTGTGAGAAGTATGCAGGAAATTCATTCGCTTCCTCTCTAAATGTGATATCAATTTGGCCCCAACTATATGCACCGTAAAAATCACCAAACTTTGGCATAGTGGCGTCAATGAAAGTATCACATTTAACGAAAACTCGTTTCACAGCAGTAGAACCAATTCCAGTAACGGTACCAGTTTCAGTAGTTGCCTGGAGAACTTGATAAATGTTATCAATTGCTTCTGTACCAACACCAATGTTACTATTGTCATTTCTAAATGATGTTGTTCCAGTTGATGGACCAGAATTAGATCCTTTAACAACCAAATAATCTTCAAATTCCAATGTGCTTACAGTTTTTGCTGTTCCAATAACATTGGTATCCCTAAATCTAGAATCCATTGGGATGAATGTATCTAGGAATATACCAAAGTTTGCACCAACAAATCCGGTTCTAATTCCAACAATATTTCCAAAGTCGCCATCATAAACACACTTGATTGCTTTCTCGTGCTTCACTGCAACATCAAAAGCAACAGGAGTTGAGTCAATGATTTCTACAATCTTCTGTTCCTTATCATCAATGTCTTCTTCATCATTATCAAAGAAAGTTCTTACACTATCTACATATGCTTGAGTTGATCCAGTCGTAATTGGTTGAATTAGGTTTGCAACCGCACTAAGTTGTGGTTCTAATCCAACTCTATTTTTAGCAACTGATACGCCATCAATGAATACATCTTCCCTTTGTTTTATCCATGATACTGGACGTTGTAGACTTGGATTGTCCACAACCCCAGCACCATCATAGACATTAGTTTCAATAACGTCTGGTGCAAGAATATTATAAACTGTACGATCATCTTCTATGAGACTTGGCGTATCACTATTAACTTGTACATTATCACCACGTTTAATTGTTTCTAGGATGTCAATATCCTTGACATCTAGATCGGGAGTTCCTCTGTAGAATAGTGCTTTAAACGTATCTCCTACTCTTGGTGGTTCAGAGAATAGAATAGTACTACCATTAGAAAATTCATATGCAACATCTGGTTCTTGTAAAACATCATTAACAAAGACAAGAAGTACAAATTTAGTATCAACTAAACTTCCACTTCTAGCAATAATTGCAAATCTTTCACCGTCTTTAGTTAAGTTGAATCTCGTTTTTACACCATTAAATTCATCACTAATATCATCTAAAGGTTGTAGTTGTCCAGGCCACCATGAAGCAAACTTATCAACATAAGTTTCATCAACATCCAGTTCAAAATCATTAAATGTTGCCGAGTATGTTGGTATTCCAGTAACTCCCCCAACTTCAACTGTTAATTTGTCTCCTGGTAGATATGAGTATCCTTGATTTCTGAGATCAAATTCAATTATACTAGTTCCGGCACCCACAACAATATCAACCTTAGACGAAACTCCATTACCAGAGTTACCATGGGCATAGATTAAATCTAAATTGACATAAGAATTTGGATCATCAAATACTACTTCCGGGGGATTACTGGAGGTGTATCCAGTTCCTGGACTTGTAATAGCGACACTGACAACGTGTCCTCCGGAAACAACAGCAGTACCAATGTTAAAGATATTTGGAATACCTGCACTGTAAGTTTGAACCCCAACATTAACAACTTGAAGTGCTGCACGATATCCCGATCCAGTATTACCAATACTAACTGAAGATATAGTACCTAGACCAGAAATAATAGCAGTACCACCAGCAGAAACTAGTGGTTGATATCCCATACCAAATGTAGATGACGAAGATACAATTACACCACCTTTAGGGAATGGTGATCTATTGACATCATACTCCAATCCTGTTGCAATTCCAGTGAACTTAAGATCAGTTTTTGTTCCAGCACCATCTTCAATTAGATTGAAATTTTCTCCTGGTTGTTGAACAATATTATTAATCATCAACAGAGCATTGTAAGTAGAAATTCCAGTTACATCAGCGGCATCTGATTTTAATGTAAATGTAGATTGAATTCCAGTAAATTGCTCTGAAATATTGTCAAATAACTTATTACCATCATAAGTATGTACCGCACTATCATCTTCAGCAGTTCTCATGAAGACTCTGCCTTGAAAGGTCGATTTAGTTTGAATGTCGGTACGATCTACTTCATCTGGATCATTGGCGTCTGTTTGTGGAACTGGTCCGTATGGAGGTTGAGAGAAATTAACTTGGTTTCTAACAATATTATAGTTACCAGTCATTTTGGTAACTTGTGTATCACTTGAGTGCCCAACAAGAACTGTTCCAAGTTGTGGTCTAATGACTGTTAGAGTATTTGCTTTAATTTTTGATACTCCAGCAATTTTCATGATCTCATCATCTACCTCAATGAGATCATTAGCATAAAAACCTGTTGCACTATCCAGAGTAATTGATTGGTCTGTTACATCAATGTCACCGAATAGATTTGATGTTCTTGAAGTTCCGACAACTGGTGCTTGAATAATGTTATCAATATCAACTAATGCTCTGGTATTTTGTTTTGTTGCATTAATATTATGAATAGTTGAAACACCAACAGATGTCAGATCCATTGGACGTGGGTTTGGTTTTGCTAAAGCATCTAATGCTGTAGCACATAGTTGAATCTTACTATCGCTCAATTTATAAACAAAACAAAATTCTGGTAGTTTTGTTGTTAATCCGATACCTGGAGAATTAGTTTGTGCTACACCAATATTATTATTGGTCTTACTGGTATCAGTAGAATCAGAATAATATTGAATTCTTTCGCCAGTAACATAATAGTGATTTGGCATCAAAATAGAATTGTTAGTCAAATCGACAATAGATGAGTTTGACCCATCAAATTCTCTTCTAAAGATTGGAAGATTTTTATGTGAAAGATTAAACTGTGTCCTAAATCTACCAGTTCCAGCATATCCAAATCTACTGATTCCACTTGTAATAGTACCATTACCAAAATCAACCAATTCAGGATATAGAGTATCTTCAAAGATAGTTTGTGCTATTCTAAAATATGAAACTTCAACATCTATGTTTGCATTTGGTGTGAATGTCAGATTCATACTACTGGATTTCACCACATCAAATGTTCCAAGGTCATCTAAAGGATTACCTGTAAACACTTCTGCAAATTCAAGTATATCAGCATCAATTGTAGTACATACAGTCGTTATTTCAGACATGTATACTCTATTATAAGTTAAATCTACTACCTGAACTACGTAATATGCTGATTGATATTTTTTAGCAATACTATCAATAATTGTAGCAGTCGGAGTTGCACTTGAAGCGATACTGACAGAACCACCTTCCAGTTCAGCATATTTTAACTGATATGGTTCATTGGCATTATTAATATTTGTTGATGTACTAGCAAGTGAAACTAAATTTACATTAATTTGATATGGTGTGTTATAACTTGCAACGGGAACAAACTTAAAGTCTACATCAGATCCATTTTGATCAATCTGAATGGTTCCAATTCCAATTCCATTAACTATGCCAGTTCCAGAAAATAATTTACCATAAGATGTTTCATAAACATCTGAACCCGTATTGATCAGTGAAATCTCTTCATAGTTGTTTTGATCATAACTATCTGAAGAAACCGATAGATGTATCTTATGTGAAGTATCTGTTGATGGCAATTTCAAGAACACATGCGTAGATATACCAGCAATGGTTCCAGATACTGTAGTATGATAGGTGCCTACTGATGCTGCACTAGCAAGACTAATTTCATTATCTAATGTGATATCTTGAACATTGTCAAATGTTGTAAATGCAAATGAGTAGTCGTTCTGTCTCCCATCATTAGATAAGAATTTTAAACTGCCCTCTCCGCCACTTTTTTCTACATCAAAATCACCAATATCATCCGAGGTAAAGACTTTACCATATTGATTCACAAAAACATCTGTAGCCCCAGGAGCATTCACTACTGATATGAGTTGAGATTGTCTTCTAACCTCAAACTTTTCGTCCCTTACGGATACGAGTATCTTTTTGTATATCGATTTATTTGCCATTTACCTTATAATGGGAATGATGTTACGACGTTTTGAACTGCACTATCATTAAACTCTGAACTAATATCATCAATATTAAGAACTCTATTTGAAATACATTCTGCAAAGTCTTGAAGAATTATAGAGTTAAAAATTAATTCATTTGACACTAATACGGAGTTAATTGTGAATGCAACTTCCGCTACCAAATCAAAATCAACGGTTTCTTCTAAATCAATTATACTTGATAGATCGTTGATTGTTACAATGTCACCTTCATTTTGGGATGTAGAAATTCCAGAGAACTCATCATCTTGAGATTCAATAACTAAATCGGAGAATTTCTTAAATCCAGAAGTATGATTTAAATCACTAACTAATGGATTCCAATCTTCATATTGTACTTGAGAGTTTACTGCATAGGAGAAGTATTGATAATAATCATTATCATGAATACGTTGAGTTCTCTCATTCAAGAAACCAACTTCATCTACAGATCCATCAGCAATAATTGCAGAGGCATTAATATCATAATATGCAATCGATTGAATAATGCTTTCAATTGTAGCAATACTTCCAGAAGATTCACCATAAATTCGTTCACCTTTCTCAAATTTACTATTAGTAAAGAGTGACAAATACTCATTATTTTGATCCCAAAACTCCACAACTCCAGTATTATTGTTTGTTGTTGAATTTATCGTTTCATTAGTGAAGAATATACCCTTTTTCAGGGTTATTGTGAAGGTAGGGAAGTATTTTTGTGGTACTACTCTCCCAATATTTATCGCACTATTATAAACTCCTGGACCAGTTCCAATATCCAAATCTTTTAAACTATATGTGATAGTGGGATCACTTCCACCAATATTTGGAACTCTATTTGTCACAGTAAACAATAGATACCCATAGTCTTGGGAATTAAACCCAAAATTACCAAAACTATTAACTTCTGCAGGATCAGAAGAGACTGCGGTTTTTTCAACAATAATCTTATCACCGATTTCAAATGGGAAGTCGGAAAGATTGCTGTAACTGTTTGATAATGTTAACGTAACATCTCTAGTTATGGTATCATATGATATTGTTGAAATTCCAGCACCATTAGTATTATTGATTGCAAGGATTGTTGGAGTTACATCATATAAACCTTTAGTGTTTTTCTTAATGTCAACACCTTCATCATCATATACTAGTTCAACGTCATCAACAAGTTTTCCAGTGAATCCATCAAGAACAACTAAATCTGGTTTTGTGTTATATCCAATACCAGCAGTTTTGGGAGTAATGGAATCAAATGTTGATAGTGCTTCAACTCTAATAACTGTTGGTAAGAACGCTGTTGGTCTCAGAGTTTTATCAGAAGAGTAATCAAAACCAATGTCTTGAATATCAATTGATACACCCTCTTTCAGTGCACCAATAGTAGTGCTCTGAGGTACAATGATTGCACCACTTCCTATGGTTCCACCAATTGAAGTAACAGTTGGAAGAGTTGAGAACGATTTATTCGATTTAGAGATATCAAGAGTTCCTAGAGGTCCTCTAGCAGTCTTAGATGGAGTGCTGTACTCGAAAGAACTGTCTGGTAGAGTATACTCGTCAACTTCAAGTTTATTTGGTACAACAAAAGTAAATGATCTCGTAGTAATTCCAGTTATATTATGAGATCCATTTACATTACTATTCTCAATAATAATGCTGCTGTTATTGACGATATTATCATCATCAACGATAATTCTAGTTTTCGCTACTGGAATGCTTGAATTATTGATTGGAGTTAATTTGTAGTATAGAATGTTTGGAGTTCCATCATTAATTAACAATTCAGTTTTTGATCCAGACTGTCCAACGTTTCCTGTAGGAGTAACATCAAAGGAATTTGGAGAATTTGGAGATCTCTTATACTCATCTCTGAAGAATGGGTCAGTATAAAGTTGGAATTCAAAACAAGATATTCCACCAAATGATAGTGAAGAACTGGAAGTATCAAATACAACCTTTTGATTTCTAATCGCTTTGATTGGTGGATTAACAAAGAACAGTTGTGCTGCTTGTTGACTTCCTATGGATACTGGTGTTGGAGTTGCTTTGGTAGAATTATAATATGTTTCAGATAGTTGAATTTCATTGGAGTTTTTAACAATTACGAAATAAATTTTATTGTCTTCCAATCCAGTAGATGGAGTTGTTGCCTTATAAACAACTTTTTGACCAGTGACAAGAGAATGTCCAGTTAAAGTGATTGAATTTGTAGCAACAGTAATTGCAGATGCTACAATAGTAATAGGATCAAATAGTGTTCTGGAAAGTGCATCATTATATGAAACGAATGAAGTGGTAGTAATACCAGATTCAACATCAAGAATAATAGAGTCACCGACTTTCAGTAGATGATCATCTGTTGTATCAACGGTAATTTTATTTTCAATGACACTTGCCTGAAGAATATCAGTAGAAGGGAATTCGGTCAGGAATCTATGCTTAGTTCCCGTTCCGATACCAGCAAGATATAGGATATTATTATCATTGGTTCCAATACCAACATAATTACCATCTGACCCAAGACCAACTAGATTAGAGGAGATACCTACTGTATTTCTAGTGAATCTAACTGCATAGATATCTGATAGGGTTGATAAATTAAAACTTGAAGTTGAGTTGACTCCAACAGCAATTGAAGAACCACCATAAGAATTATAATCTAACTTATCACCAGTTCTTAATCCATGATTTGGCAAATAAATTGCTCTTGTTGGGATAGTAATGAATGTTGCACCAACTCCAGGATTGCTGAGATAAATTGTACTGGTAATTCCAGGACCATGAGTTTGACCCAATCCTAAAGCATCCTTGGGATCAAAGTAATTTGTAATGTCAGGAACAAATGTATTATTATTATCAACATTAATGATAAACTTTCTAGATTTTTCAGTCAGTTTATCATATGGGTAATGTTGATCGATGAGACCAGAAATATTAGCAATATTCCTTTCAACTCTGATTCTATGATTTGCTTTATCAACATTTAATACTCTGATAGTCTCAGCACCAATAGTATACTGATCATCGGGCAGTAAATACTGATAATCTGTGTTGTAGATATTGAAGAATGTGACGATGCCAGTATTTGCAATAGCATCAACATTTTCTCTTAAGGTTAAACTCTTACTTAATGTTATAATAGAGTAAGTGTTATCGATAAATGAGTTTGCATTCTCAAGATCCTTAATCTCTACAACGTCATTTGTAGTAAATCCATGTGGAACACTGGTCAATCCGACTAGAGTATTCTGTCGTTCAACTGCAGGGAAGAAATATACATCTTCAATCTCTTCAACAGAACTTGTTACTGTAGAGATTGTCTTTCCTTTTACGCTAGAAATAATTGCGGAAGATTTATTAATTCCAGATTCATCTTGGTAAATTACAGAGTCGCCAACTCTATATCCATCTCCACGGGAAGTAAAATCAAAACTTTCTATCCCAGAACGTTGAACTGTTTTAATTTCATTCACCTGTTCTCTTACTAGAGCAGGGTTAATATAGAAATCATATCTAGAACTAGAATCTTCCTCACCATATGGTTGAGTATTTCTGAAAACATTTAGTGTAGTAATATCTAAAGATGATTGCTCAGAATCAACATCATAATTGAAAGCAATTGGAACAGACTTATACTTATTTCCAATGAAATATGGGAATACTGGTTTCTTCGCTCCTTGGAAAAATGAGGACGAATCGATCGTATCATTTATTGTCGTAAAATATGCATAAGTACCATTTGGAAATTCTGGAGTTACGCAATATCTACCATTATATTCATCCAAATATGTGTTAGTTCCATCATTAGTTGCAACGTACTTATAATCTTCTACAAAGAAACCATTAGGGAATCCACTTGGTCTATCTGAAGATGGGTTTAGAACATATCCAGATTTGAGTTGAACAACTGATCCGGGGGTATTTAATCCAGAGAAACCATATGGTCCATATATTGGGTTTCCGTCGTATGCATATCCAAGTATTGGGGAGTGATACAGATTAGTAGTATCAGGATCAGTATCATTATCGATATCATCTCTATAAATTCTAACACCATTAGTATCAATCTTGCTTCCTTTTGTGATAGATCTTAGTGCTCTAGATCCATATAAGTGACAATACTCAATCCCATATTTTCTAGAATATGAAATAGAAGGAAAAGAATCATCAGAGACAACTCGCTTAGAATCGATCATCCTTTCAACTTCATTGACAGTCCATCTCTGGATTCCAGATTCAAAAATTACACCTTGTCCAGTTTCACTTACGGTGAAGAATGTATTATCTTGCTTATATCCTTTTCCTCCGCGAACAACAGTTACAGAATCAAGTTCATTATTTTTAATGACAGCAGTTAATATTGCTCCCTGACCAGTAGCACTTTCGATGGTAATTTTGGGAGTTGTTGTATAATCTTTACCTTTTGAAATAATAATGACTGTAACAATCTCTCCGTTTGCAGATACAATCGGCGCAATCTGTGCTCCAGTTCCACTTCTCAAAGTGATTTCTGGTTGTCTTTGGAAATTTAGAATGGATTTGGATCCATAGTCACCACCATTTGCACTTAGATTTACTTTTTTGATTGATCCTTCAAATTTTGGTTGAACTTCAACATTAAAGTTTTGTGCTGTTTCTGTTGACAGTCCAACTAAACCAGTAACACTAACTTTAATTGGTGGATAATTAAATGTGTGATTTCCACCAGAAGCACCAGTAATATCAACATGCTGTTTTGTATCATAATAGAAATCTGACCCAATTCCAGATCCACCAATTTCGGATAACTTAAAATTATCTAAATCAAGTGCAGTTACATAGTATGAAGATCTAATAGTAGTAAGTCCAGCAATACTAGACCCACTCACTGGGATATAATCAATAATTTCTCCGGATGCAAATCCATGATCTTCATATGAAATTACATTTGTTGCTGTTTTAATTCCAGAGTCAGCGACTACAATCTTATTATTGGTATATCCATCTCCCGGATTAATTATATTGATAGAGGTTAAGAATTTTTTCTTTGTTATCGATGTAATAAGTTGTACACCAGTTCCATATGATGTTAAATCAACCTTATTAGTTCCAGAAACAGCATCTGCAAAAGTATTGTGTAGAGTTATTGTCTTTGATCCAGTAACATTGACAAAATATTCAGATAAACTGACAAGACCACCAATTACAGTCTCAGTTTGGTTGTCATATACAATTCTTTCGCCAGTTTTGAACTTATGATTCTTGATGAATACAATTTCATCATCTGTGAGGTCAAGTGCACCTAAAGAAGAACTAGCATCAAACTCCTCACTGTAAATTTGCTCTTGTAGACTCGGTTCTGCCGATGCTCCAGTACCATTTCCACCAGAAATGTTGATAACAGGATCAGAAAGGAAGTCAGAACCAATATCAACGATTTCAATTCTATCGAGTGAACCTATTACAGTAACTGTAGCAGTTGCACCAGATCCAACAGGGTCAGAAACAATCAAATCTGGTGGATCAATGACATCATATCCAGATCCAGGTTTAGAAACTTCAATTTTTTCTAATTTTCCATAAAAAATTGCATCAGATGACTTATAATTGCAAATTTCTACTCCATTTTGAAGAATACCAATTTGTCCTGGTTCAGTTTCTACGACATTTTCATCAAAAGATGGTTCTACCAACTTTCTGACGAGTCTTTGTGACTCCAATTCAGTCTTTTCTAGGTTTTCATCAGCAAATTTGAGTGGATATAACTCTTGATTGGTTGCTGAAGTCGTAAAAGTGATTAAAAACTTGGCCGATTGCTTAGCAATGGTAATTGCGGACGATCCTTTCTCAACTTCCTTCTCAATTTGATAGATATTATCTCTACTTCTAGATAATTTAAACTTATCTGCATCAATTTTATAGACAAAATAAATTCCCCTCTCAAGATTAAGTGAATTTGTAGTGGTTGGGGGGGCATAAACTACAACTTCACCAGTTAGTAGTCCGTGATCAGTGACAGTTATAGTCTGAACTGCATCAATATATGCAATATACTCGGAATCCGGATCATTTGTGGTCTTTTCATCTACATTTGAGATGTCTACATCAAAAATAGTCTCATAATTTGTGATGTTTAGACTCTGAATGTTATAATTTGGGATGGATGATGAAGTAACATATACAGTTTCATCATAATCAGTATAAACATTCTGTACGTTTGCAGAATATTTGGTAGATTCTGTAAAAATTGCACTCTTTGTCTTAGCGACTTGCTTTCTTATCTTATAGAAAGCACCCAAATTGACTAAGGATGAAGTAACAAAATTTAAAGTGTTATTTGATGCCTTCTGATTTACTGTTCCTACTCTGGTAACACCGTCGGAACCAATCAATTCCACACTATCACCAACAACAATGTTGTTGTCACTAGTTGTTATGACTCTATATTGTCCTCCAGGACTTACTTGAAGCGTAATTTCTGCAACATCATAAGTCGTTGAGACATTAAATATCCAATTTGTCGTTTTTACATCTTCAGTTACTCTTCCAAGAGAACTCAGTTTAATCCTATTTCTCTTTCTGAAGAGGTTATTTGGTCTAACAACGGTAAGATCCGATAATACACCAAGAACTTGTACTCTGATTTCGGATCCATCATCATCCAAACCAAAACAATAGGTGTCCAGTGAGATTTCTTGTCCCACATCAATGTCTGGGACGTTGCTACACCCATAAAATTCAGTATATGACGTATCTGTGTATGAAATATATACGTCTTGATTATTACTTCTTGCTCTTAAAACTCCAGATTTTGGAAATCCAATGGTCGTGTCTACAGAAAAGGTATCAGAATTCTTATTTACATTTTGAGTGACATAAGTTTTTGGATGCTGTTCGAATCTTCTTACTAAATTTCCTCTAACATCAATATCTTTATTGAAATCAAAGTCCAAACTAAGTCTATAATAAGTTTCATTTCCCCTTGAAATAGTTTCTACATTAGCAACTGATGCTGAAATTGTATCATAATTATCATCATCTACTTGAGATAATGTCTTATATTGTAATTTTGTAACATCTCCTTGGATTTCTTTTACGACTATCTTTTCGGAAATCTTATATTCTGAATCAGAAGATCTAATTGTAAAATCACTAGGACGGATAATAGTAACATCCTTGCCATATATTGATTTAAATAGGATTTTGAACGCAGAATCTGTACCCTTTGCGGAGTAAAAATCGCTAGATTGCTTTACAAAGACATTAGCGTTCAGACCAGAGAAAAAGTCTCTACCTTCAAATCCAGGAGAAAACTGCTTCTTAAGTTTAAATATAAACTGCTTTAGAAAAATTAAACTTAAATTTGATACTTTTGTGCCTGAGGTGTGAGATTCTCCACTAGTAGACTCAAAAATTAGGTCCGATTGAATAGCATTTTCTTTATATCCAGTGATTCCACTAAATCCTCGGGAACAATCATAGAATGTAGTATCATCTTTAGACTCATAAGATATAATTTCACTGTCAATTTGCAATAATCCATTACTGGTTGGGAAACCTTCGGTGCTAGAAACAGTTATTGTAGCATCAACTTTATCAATTTTTGCACTTAATGTAGTAAAATCAACAGCACTAAAAATTACATCAAGGTCAATGTAAGAATCTAAGTTCTCAACAATATCTAAAGGTTTACCTTGAGAACCAAGGGAAACATAATATTGCTTAATAAACTGAACAAATAAAGGATACTCATCCCTAACAAAGTCTGGAATTTGACTTTGAATTATTTGATTTACGCTAACCTTTCTAATTGACATCTTATGCTCTTACTATGGTTCCGTTTAAGTAACTTGAAGTAACGAGATATGAGAATCCAGAAACATCGCCTCCGGATTCAATGCTATCATTTACGGATTTAACTTCTGTCTTTGATGTATCTAGTTGAAGATATAGATCCTGTTTTCCAATAACATCATTAGATGTTGGTGACACAGATATTTCAATTATGGGTAGTCCCGCTTTTACTTTTGCTGTGGATATAATATTTAATGATGATAATAAGATCTCCCCTTTTATATAATCAATGGTTCCGACTCCATTTCTAACAACTATTGGTTGTTGTTCTGAGTCTAATCTGAATAAAAATAGAGATCCTTTCTTACCATCACTATTGGGCAGATCACCAAGATAAACTCTCTGTATAATGCCAGACACATTAAATCCACTACTTTTTATATTATATCCTTCCTTTGGATTCTTAATATGGAATGCATTACCAAAACAAATCTCATAGTTTGCAAATGCATTTAGTGCAGGTCTTAAATCTCTTCTCATCTGAATAGATGTTATATTCGATGTGATAGATCTATGACTATCATCAATAATCTTCAAAAATTTACTATACTTAAATCTTGCACCATACTTATTCAATTCTGTTGAATTTGCGTACTCTGTAATAATATCTGATACAGTCGTTGTAACTGTATTAGCATCCTTTACAAGGTTGTCGTTATAGTATACTGTGGAGAATACTTCCAGATACAAATACTTTAGATCGATAAATTCTGGAATAATTCCAGCAACACCATATTTTTTCAACTCCCTTTTCAAATTATTCTTGATTGGATCTGCAATAAAATTGGAGTTTGTTGGTTTTATAGTAATGAAAACTTTTCCAAACTGTGGAGGATCTAAATCCTCACCACCAAATGCTGAAACTGATTCCGATTCTGGATAAATTTGCTTTACAATAGTCTCATAATCTGAAGTTGTTACTGCTCTATTTTGAGATGCATATACTCTAGGTGCATACTTCTTAATTGATTCTACAGATTCAATACCACTTCCACCATAAGCAGACACAGATGTAATCACTGGAGAAACATACCTGTTCAGAGATGCTCCAGTATCACTTTCAAGTTGTCCAATGTAATTAAATCCAGTTACCCCATTTCCGTCTGCACCATTAGTTGTAATATATGAGATTTCAATAAAGTTTTGATCTTCTAGTTTTTGTCCAAATATACCATCACCGAAAATTATTTCATATCTTTCATCTTCAACTTCTTGAATAAAATAAACTCTTGGGAATGAATTAATATCGTTTAAATTACTTGATAATCTATATTCAAATACAGTATTACTTTGCTGTGTTGGTCTAACTCTTACTCTTATAGTTTTAGTGTCAATTCCAGAAGCACCCAAAATATATCTTCTATCTAGATTTGCGGAAGATACGGTAAAAGTCTCTTTAAGAAAAGATCCTTCGTATAAAATAACATCATCAAAAGATGCAATTCCATCTTCATCTACTGGAACTGTGATGTCTTCGGGGATAGAGAAGATAAAGTTATTTGATCCTGTTCCATTTGACGTACAAACTTCCCCTGCTTTTAGTTTTGCAGTTACAGGAAAATTTGATGTGAATGAGGAGGTATCAACTGTAAATAGTACCTCAGATTTTGGTGCAGTTCTTGATACTGGAACATATCCAATATTCCTTGCCAGAGATACTACATTCTCTCTTAGAGTTGCGCTATCAATGAAAACTTCATTGGTTACCATATTGGTATTATACGCAGTAATGTACGTATTATACGCTAAGGTATCAATGATCATAGAGAGATTTGATCCCTCAAAATCATAATCAGTAAAATTTGAATTTGATCTGATATAATCCTTAATGGATTGTTTTATTTGATCAAAATCTAAACTTGTAAGATTGACTAAAACCATTTATCTAGTTGGTTGTAATGCGAACTCTAATTGTTGCTGTGGTACATCAACACCGATAATATTGTATACAATTTCTACGTCAATTTCATTAGCATCATAATTTGGTGTCGCTTTTGTGCGAACCAATGATACTCTAGGTTCGTAGTTCTGAATAACTGTTGATATTTCCAGTTCTATATTTGATGCAGTAATAGGATCTAGATTATCAAATAGTAATGAAGACACTCTAGATCCAAGTAGAGCGTCAAATGGTCTCTCACCTCTCTTTGTAAACACCAAGTTTCTCACTGCACGAGAAATCGCAGTTTCATTGGATATACTAATCAAATCATAGTTAATAGGATTAACCTGAAAACTTAGACTGATGTCTTTAAACCCTTTGCTTACTCTTTGAAGAGGCATTAAAAAAATTTTATAATAATCCTAATGTTTATTTATGCACTATTCTGGATAGTTTTCAAATAGTTCAGTATCGCATGTACAATCATCACATTTTTTTGGAGTGCGGTCATCATTTGCTATTTCACGTAGCATTTTCCTTGGATCTTTACGATCAATGGCATTACCATAATCAGTAATTAATTCATCTGTTCCCCACATTTCGTACATGTGATTTTTATCTCTATCTGATTGCATGAGTGTGCCGTGTATAGGACACGGAAACTTTTAATGGGGTTCCCAATCCCTTAAGTATTTAACCCCTCTCTGGGAAGTAGTCCTCACGATCACCTTCTCTATCTAAGTCTAGAGTAATACAATGAATACCACCATCCCAGAAGTAACGATGTCTAAAATTAAAGATATGTGGTGTAATTCCATATTCTTCTAGTTTCTTGACAACAACTGGATTCTCACTATTAATAATAGCGTTATGTCTATCAATCATTAATAGGTTGACATCAAATACAGTTTCTGCTGCATAGTTAACCCAATGAGACATCCAAGAATCAACATATTCTACAGTTGCCTTCTCATATGATGCACCCTCAATCCACCACCTTCCTCTAGTTTTTGATTTGAATTCTGCCCAGGGTCTCATTTTTCCCCAAGATTCATTTTCTAAATGAACTCTTTCCCAACCAGGAAATTCATCTTTGTATTTTTGATCTGGATCAACACCTTCTCCCCAACATCCACCACCAACGGTCATGATTAAACCTGGACACAATGCAGTAAACACAGAATCGGTATGACCGGAGTAACTCGTAATATGGCATCTATAGTCCGGAAATAATTTCTCTACATGTTCTTGATATACTATTTCCTGTAATTGTGGATGCACAAGACCAAAGTACAAATCCTTTCCTATACGAAGTGTGCAGGCAGAATTAATATTCATATCACGAACAACCTCATTCCCATGAGACTCAACATAATCTACAACTGGTTTTAAATTATATAAAACTTCTCTTCCAATAGGTATGACCCTATCGGGGTATTGTATATTGCAGGTGTATGTTTGAACTACTTTTGCTATCTCTGTATACTTTGCTCTGTCCGTCTTTTTCAATTCTCGTACAGCATCCCAATCTTCTGGGATATCTTTAATACCTTGATTTTTTAATATTGCTTTCCAATTAGTCATTTCATCACCAGGGGTGAAAAAACGATTTCCAATCATCGCAGAGTCATCTCTGGGACACATGGGAGGTTTTTCATATACATCACACCCAGAAACCTTAGGAATCTTTCCATCCTCAGTAAGTCTATACTGAGTTCGTATAACATCAACATCAAACTTTTTTAGTATTCCTATGAGTTGTTGATAATCTTCCTCAGTTTCAATCGCAATCTTTTCTAGTAAGTTGCGAACCTTTGGATTTTCAATATATTCATATAATTCTGGAGTATATGAACGTCCAACCACACATGATTTAAGTTTATCCCAGGGTTGATTAACCGATAACATTGTCACCTCTTTCAGGAAAATAATCTTTTCTTTCGCCATCCCTATCTAGGTCACTGGTAATGCAATGGATACCACCATCCCAAAAATACCTATGACGAAAATTAATTACATGTGGAGTAACACCTGCTGCTTCAAATGCTTGAAATGCTTTCTTATTGTAATTATTACAAATAATATTATGTTTGTCTATTACCAACATATTCACATCAAAGACAGTTTCTTCAACATAATTTACCCAATGACTTAACCAAGTCTCAATATAATCAACTGTATCTGAATCATACGATTGACCATCAACCCACCATCTTCCACCAGTGCGTTTTTTCCAGTCTAGTTGCTTTTGTATATTACTATCAAACCAACTTTGCCTTTCCAATCTTACGACTGCCCAACCAGGGAAGGTGTTATTATATGGATCCGTAGTTTTATAATGTTCTGTACATATTAATAATCCAGGTTTCACTGGACATAAATGTGCATCACCATGTCCATACACATCTCCCAAAATGTGAACTCGATAATCAGAAAATTCTTCTCTTAAGTTATTGATTATTTTTTTATTACCAGATTCAAATTCTATGGGAAGACTAGTATATAAATCTTTTCCTGCACGAATCATATTAGCACCATTTGCACAGGCAAATCCATGAATCATGGTATTCCCCTGTGAACTCACATAGTTTTGAATATCTTTGTATATCTTATAACGTTCTTCGTGATTGGGTCTAGTATAATCTTCAAATAATGTCTGTGGATCTCCAGTGTAACTTTTAAGTAATGATATTATATACTTTTTGAGTTCTGGTGATAATTTCTTTACATCAGACCATTTCTCTGGTATTTCATTATCTGTAAGAGAACTATTGGTTTTTATAAGTTCTCTCCAATGTATTTTACCTGGTGAATAAAATCTACTATCCACCATTATAGTATCGTCTCTAGGACACATAGGAGGTTTTTCACGCATCCCATCTTCATAAACACGTATCTTACCCTCTTCAGTAAGATTTAAATTAGTTCTTATAACTTTAACATCAAACTCTTTTAATTTTGCAATTAACTTCTGATAGTCTTCTTCAGTCTCAATTGCAATCCTCTCCATCATATTGCGGACCTTAGGATTCTCAATGAAATCATAAAGTTCGGGTGGATATGATCTACCAACCGCACATACTTTTAGTTTATCCCACGGTTGATGAGCAGATAACATCCAGATCTTCTCCTAATATAGTCTCAAGGTAAGACTTATCCCAGTAATCATAATAATCAGTCTTTGATAACATCTCTCGAAAACGACGTAGTTTTGCTTTCGATTGACAAAGAATTAAATTATAACGACCATTACCAGTCTTAACGTCCTTTATATATGTACCAGCATCTCGATGATCGTCTAAGAAGATATAACCCTCATGCTGGGCATTATAGAAGTCGCACCACTTCCTTAAATTAATCGGACTAAACGTATCCTCTACGATATACACAACGACATCATAATCTTCATGAACATCGATCTCCTCGACGCCACATTCGATAATTTTATACTTCGAGTGCTTGGCATAGGGACATACCGGGAAACCCCCTAGAGAGGCATTCTCGCGGGTTACAGACTCAATCCAGGACTCGATAACATCTTGCTTGCTCATCAACTTTTAACGCGGGGTGATATATTTTTTATTGGGCGGATTAATCATAAGATCCATAAGAGATCTTTACATAAAAAAGCGCAGTACAGAGACTGCGCTGTGAAACTCTTAGGTCATCGACCTTGACCACGATACTTCTTCTTCTTGTTATTCGCAGAGGTTGCGGAATATTTCGTGTGCTTCCCATAACCCTGTCGGGATCTTTTGGGTTTGGCTTCGACCATTGTTCCGCCAGTTAGAGATGTTCTCCGTGCCATAATAAAAAACTCCTGAAATAATTAAAAGATCAAATAACTCGGGTCTTCTCATGACCCACTCTGATACGTGGATCACACCAAATATCAAAACCTTTTTCCTTTGCATCTAGACAGAATGAGACATCCTCACCACACATGTCTTGTACACTACCTGACTCAAAGACTTGCATCTTAGGAGCAAACCAAGGATATTCAAGATTCTCAAAGACTCCCTTCTTAATCAGAACCCAACCAAATCCTGTGTAATCTACAGTAAAGGGTTTCTTACGTTTTGAAATACTATCCCCAGTCTCATGATTCATGACTCCACCATTCTTACGGAAGTCATCTTCTTCTAACCAATGTGCAACAGATGTAGTACGACCATCTTCAGTCATATACCATCCTCCAACTATTTCCTTGTGTAGAGTTTCATCAATGGTACGCTTAATTTCCTTAGTACCATCTTCTTTCTCTACTACTTCATCTTTTACAGATTCCTCAGGAATTGCAAGATCACATAGTTGCCAGAACTTCTCAGCGTTGAATACAATGTCACTATCAATCCATAGTTGATAATCATATTCTAGTTTACCATCCCAAGGTACCTGGTTAGGTCCTCTGAGAACATTTGCACCAAGACACTTACAACGTGCAAAGTTTACCATTGATGAATAGTCTTGACTGATCTGAATGGCCATACCATTCTGTACCATATCAAAACATAACTGTACAAATGCTTTGAGGAAAGTAAACGAACATCCTCTTCCAGGTAAACAGAAGACTACTGTCTTCCCTTTCATACGCTCCTTGATCTTCGCATAGTCCCATTCTGGTCCTTCTTTCTTCGGTGGGGTCTTTGCCTTCACCGTAAATCCTTTAGCCATAAAATTTAATTAGTTTCAATGTAATTTTACAAGGTTTCAACTGGTTTGTCAATATTAATAAGATGCCTCTGCTGTCAGTAAGTCTGTATTTACTTTACATTCCTCATAAGACAGTAGACTCCCATCTAACTCAGTTAGATCTGCAAGATGTTTTGCGAACTCCCAAACTTTCTTAAACTCTGCTTTCGATAGACTTGGATAAACGCATTTTTCACCATAGTATACATGATACATTGTGCAGTAAGTCATAATCTCTTATTGACTGCAGTATATAGTATCGACCTCATAAGACCATAATTTTCTGGGAGAATTTTTTTCTCCTTCGAGGTTTCTGTGACGCAATTTTACTGGCGGTTTTTTTCTCAGGCGCTTGGGGACCTTTGTAGGTTAGGAAAGCTGATTTTTCCTCAGGGACGCCCATCGAGAATCGCTAGGCGCTTCGCGCCGCTTGGGAAACCGGCACATACACTGTGCCAGCGCCCGAACTGTCACAGGGGACGGACTGTGATCTGTCCCCTATAAGCATTGCTGATCAGTATCCGATCCCTTTTGGATTGAACTTATCAGGAAATGCCTGATAGAGTCGGAACCGGTTGTTGAGGTCTGCTTTGTTCAATGCAGCGAATAAACTCTGATTGAATCCACCCTCGTTTCCTTCTGCCATGGAGTTCAGATGCTTCCAGATGACTGGATCACCTTCGCGAACGCGAAAGTCCCAATACTCATAAGAAGGAAATTCGGTGTGCTGAGTCAGTGAGCGTGTTGTCATGGGGGTGTCCCTTGAACTTGAATAAAGTCTACCATAAGAAAGGGAGGTTTCCCTCCCATAATCTTAAGGAATTTAGTAGGTCTGGCAGACCCACTTATAGGTCATCCCTGACTTCCATTCCTCAGGAGTGATGCAAACCCCATAAGAATGATGGGACCAGAACCGATCTGAGAGGCATTGTGTCCACTGCTGTGGGGTGAATGTCTCCTGATACTCTTGAGGGACTTCAGGCATTCCGACTAATTGGTCAGAAGCGCGAAACCTTTCAGCGTCAAGATCAGCAGATGAGAGGTCAGGGGAACAAGGAAGATGTTCTGTTGCTGGAAGTGTCATGGGGGTGTCCCTTTGATTGACTCTTTTATTCTACAGGATGGTGGGGTCTTATGGTGACCCCAAACCTTAAGACATTCAATAGAAGTTAGTGACAATTTCCTCTCCGGTCATAATCGACGTTGGGGATCCATTAATCCATTCCATAGGTTCAAAAGATCCACAGACAGACCAATTCTCCCACTCTATGAAATGTTCTAATGCGAATTGTGCAAACTTCATTGCACCTAAGTTACTAAAGAAGTCCCCCATAAAGTAATGAAGTACCCCATGATCACCCTGAGAGTTGAATTGTTCAACCGTACAGAATAATGCGCCTAGAGTTAGGATCGTATCAGATACCTGAAAAGATATCTTAAAAGTAGTTTCACCTACTGCATGAATCGTTATTGTTTGAGAATAAACTCCTCCCAATTCTGGTGGTTTATTCCATGGTGTGGAATGATTCCACTCTAGAAGGTAGCGATTAGTCTTAGATGATGTTGTCATTAGTTTACTTTGATGAATGTTTTGTGGACACAAATAGTGGTATCACCCATAAAGTGATCACCAGTCACTGCAACTTGGTAAGTTGGATTCTCAAGGCAACGTAACTTTGCTTCCTTATTATAAAGAAAGTGTACGGGAACAAAAGCAAGGGAGGTTAACAATACTCCCGCAAGGAATGGAAAGTTAAAGTTCTTCATGCTCTCTTGAAAAGGAGGTAGGTTGATGACTTTTTAATGGTAACATCTCCGGAATCCTGATGATACTTTCGGAGGGCATCCAATACTTTCTTTTTTTGTTCAAACTCTGCCGGATATTGATACTCATTTCGAGTAGCAATTATAACTGTCCCGTATGGAGTTTCCTCTTTATCTGAGCGTTTCATTAACAACAACTCCATAATCTGTTGCCTTTTGTGTCTTTCTTTATTTTCTAGTGATTCTCGTTCGTGGATTAGGTCAGTGAGTTCGGACGCTCGCGACCAAATTTCACTGTTTTTTGGTTTTGGTGTTGTTGTCATTGTGGGGTGACCACTATGGGTTAAAAGGAATTTCGGATTCCTACGGGAATCCTACAGGATGGGATTGGCAGGATCAAACATAATGTGACAGTCTGCAAAGTGTCCCTTTTTTGTTGCTTCTTATGTGTGGGAACGAGGTTCGATCTGTTACAATACGTAGGAAATTCAATGGAGGTCTCAAACTCTTCAAAACATCAGCACAGTCACAGACCGTAACGTCATCTGTTAAGATATGCTCACGTTTCATTGACAGACACGCTGCCCCAGAAAAGTCCCGAATGATCTGCATTAGGTGGAATTGCTTACCCCCACATCATGCCCCAGATCACCGATGCTGCCAACCCTTCAAATCCGAACAAATTCTAAAATCATTTCATTTCCTTATGTAACAATCCCTTGCCAAACTTGCCCACTTATGATACATCGCTTCGACTGTGCCAATCCGGAAACTGGCACACTGACGGTTGACAAATCGTCCACAGTCGCCATCATGAATGATAAGCGATCTGAATGGCGTCTAGAAGTGTCCCTGATGGATCTCTAGAGAGTCTTAGGTAAGGTTTAAGTCATCTAGATCCTCGCGGATCTTATAAGCATTTACAAGACGCGATGTGCCAGTTTAACAGGTGGCACACAATATTTGAGAATCTAAAAAAGTGTGCTAGGATAAAGGGTTATATTAATATGTGATTGCTATATGTGAATCTAGTAGAGTATATGTGTGATATTAAATGTGATCTAGATGTGTGATCTAGATTGATATTAATATGTGTGATCTAGTCTAGTTTATGTGTGATGTGTGATATTATCTCGACAAGATTGTGTGATATTATCTCGTCGAGTTCCTATGATGTTAACTCGACGAGACTGTGCTAGGATGGGGGGTTGCCCCCCCTCCCTTAGTTTGAGTATCCTGCAAACTGTTTCGCCTTGCGACGGTCGCGGATCGCTGCTCCCCAGATGCTCCCCTTAGGTTGAGTACCATGGACTAGCAGGGCGAAGGGTCCATCCTTTAGGCAGTGTGAATCATCGTGATCCACTTCTAATCCCTCAGAGATTGCTTCTTCTTCAAACTTAAACACCTTAGAGTATCTGGGGAAGTAATTACGATCAATTAAGTGATCCCACTTACCACCATATGATGCAGTCAGATAGAAGTTTGAAGGAAGATCAATAATATCCGCATCCAAATCATCAGTAAGAAAGAGATGCAGAGACTTGCTGTAACAGTAGAACTTAAGGTCGGGAAGTAACTTAGCGCACTCAATCCACCCTTGAAGATATTCTTTGGAGAAGAAATCGCCACTCTCATGAATCCTAACTTTGGTAGTGTGTTTAGTTCTTTGTGCCAGAATTGCATCATGTAGATTCAACGCCAGGTCATCATTGTGGATTGAATCAATCACTTGAGCAAAGTTTTCTGCTCGCATTTTGAACACTGCATCGTATTGAACTTCAGAGGATGCAGCAAAGCAACGGAACTTAGTCTCAGGACCGTCCACAATCTTGCGTTTCCCATCTGCCTGCTCAGTCGCAAATGCCTTGCAATGTAAAGCACCGGGGCAGGTCTTGCCAGCGGGAAGGTTGAAGATCAGGGTGTCTTTCGCCAGTTTGGCGTTGCCTTTGGAGAATCGGAGGGTCATGGTTGTGTTCCTTTGACTCTTATAAGATACAGAAAAACAGGGGAGAAGTAAATCCCCCCTGTGACAGTTCTATGATTGGCAGGAGATCGGAAGCACCTTAAAGATAAAGGCAGCAACGCGATCACGCTTACGAATCTGCTGGATCTCCCATAGGTTACGCTTGCCAGTCTTCTTATGCTTTGACGCATGTAGAATTTGCTCCCTCTCCATATCTGCCATTAAGGCATGAATGGTTCCCTTGTGTCTCTGAGGATCCATACCCATCATCTTTACGATTTCAGAGCAGGTTGCTGGACCCTTATTGATTAGGGTGGATCGGATTGAAGCACGAATGATCGAAGAAATCATGATTTCTATTGGTTGTGGAGGGTTGTCCCCCGTTTCCTAATGATACACCCTAGGATGCAGGTTGACCAATCTCTTCAGATTGATTTAACCATTCAAACATCGCTTCTAGGGTTGCATCATCCAGGTCTATCTTACCATGGGTGTCAAGTTCTTCAATCTGTTGCTTGGTTAGGAAGAGATCGCGGAGCATGTCAGAGGTGTTCGGCACTCATTAACAATACATCAGAAAGGGGGGATTCTCCCCCCAGTGTGCCACTTCCTAAACTGTCACAATCACGCTTGTGCTTCGGTGATAACACCTTCACGCTGCCATGCAATGAACTGCTTACCAACAGACTCAGCAGAGTCTAGGGTGATCAGTTGATCTTCAGAGAGAGTGGTTGCGAAGTCGTAGACTTTCTCAGGGGAGGACTGGTAGGAAACCTTTAGATCTCCAGGAGATACCATCTCAACTTTGTTGAGCATGGATGATTGCTCTTGATCGAAAATGCGGATAAATGCCATAATGAAAAATGAATTCGACTTGTTTAATATA